CTATTGCAAACTATATGCGAATATCTTGCTCTACACCAATAATTTTAAATAAAGTACAAATATATTCAAATTCAAATCCTACTGTTTATTGTGGTATGAGCAGAGTTACTGTGTCTGGCTCTAATGATGGAACAACATGGACAGTTTTATTATCTAGCTATAGTGCAGATTTTAGAACTAATCCTGTTATTATTATTCCAAATACGACTGCGTATTCTTACTATTCTATTCGTCCTCAAGCGAACCTTGTTGGTGGATATTCGCAGGGATATGCTATAATGAACGAAGTTAAATTTTGGTATCCTGTGACTTATGAAGGTGGAAATATAACAGAAGAATATGTTTTACCCACAACTTCAGCCAATGGTGATTTAAATTTACTTATAAATCAAAATCCACTAATACCTCAATTGTTTAATGGCTCTGAATGGACAGACAAACAGTTTGTTAAAATCGGTGAAGTTACAAAGTCAACAACTCTTGGAACACCAATCAGTTATGCTTTTAATGGTGAGGTAATTACTTCTAAAATTACACATCCTTCAGCAGCATCAATAACTTCAATTATACATAACTTAGGAACTGAAAAGACTTTGCAACAATTTTCAACTATATGCACCTGTAAAGATGCTGACCAAGGTTGGTCAGTTGGTGATGTTTTGTACAATCCCCAATCTTACGCAACATCTACATCACAGCTAGGAATTGGTTCTGCATCAGATAATACCATATTATATGCCTGTAATGCCACTGGGTTGGTGGCATTTGCAAAATCTACTGGAGCATTAGGGGCTTTAGTTGAAAGCAAATGGGATTTACAAGTCAATGCAAAGAGGGGTTTTTAGATGCAAATAATAAATATAAATACAAACCAAAAGATAAACATTGATTTCCAACCAACAAAAGGAAATCTTATAGCTTACAATTACTATCCTGATTATATTGAAGTTCCTATCGAGTTATATGACAAAGAAGTAATTGTTGTTGACGGAGTGGTAGTTGAAAAACCACTTGACATTTCTGCAATAAAACTTCAAGGAATAGATTTTCTAACATCTAAAATACTTGAAAAGAAAAAAGAAAAATTTATAGTTAGTATAAATAAAGCTGGAGATGGTTCAATAAATATTGAAACAGATTTACAAGATTCTACTTTAAATCAATGGATTGTAGTAAAAAATACAATCCCTCAAGATTTAAAAGATAATGAAAATAATATTATTGTCACTAATGTAAGATTTGTTCATTTAACACATGCTGAAGAGCCTTATTTAGATGAATTTGTTCCTATAACAGAAGAAGAACTATTAAGATTAAATACCTTCTTAACTAATACGGTAAATAATTTAACTCAAACTATTGTTAATATATCTAATATGATTAAAACAGCTCCAGATGAACTTGTAATTCAAGTATTTAATATGACTCCAGAAGAAAAAGATGCGTATGCTCAATCAATTATAGAACAATATACTCCACAGATATAATAAGGAAAATTAAATGACTACTAAAATATTATCTATTGATGGCGGAGGATGCAGAGGTCTTATTCCTTTATGTATTTTATATGTTTTAGAAAAAAGAACTGGTAAACAAATATATCAGATGTTCGATGTAATAGCTGGAACTTCAACAGGAGCAATAATAGCAGCATTACTTTCAATAGGAGAACCTGTAGAAAATATTATAAGTTTTTATATAGGCGATAAAATAAAAAAAATATTTTCAAAAGATTTGTTTCATTCTATTGGAACACATTGTCCAAAATATGATTCAAATAATATTGAGAATGTTTTAAAAGATACCTTTGGGGATAAAACTTTTGGGGATTGTTTAATTGACCTTTTAATTCCTACGGATGATTGGTCAAATAGACAAGGAGTTATATTTTCAACATTTGAAACAAAATCAATAAAATTATGGCAAGCAACAAGAAAATCATCCGCAGCAGAAACATTTTTTAGTGCTTCTGAAGGATGCTTTGATGGCGGTCTATATGCCTCAAACCCAACTGACTTAGCGATAGTAAAAACTATAAAACATACTGATGCTAAACTTGAAGATTTATTTGTAGTTAGTTTAGGAACTGGCACTTTAGTAGATAAAATGTCTCAAAAAGATATTGCAAAGTTTTGGTGGGATGATTTTGCAAAACATTTAATTCCTGAAACTATGGATAGAATAACTTCAAAAACACATGATATTTTATCTGAATTATTAGATAATGAAAAATATTTTAGATTTCAATTTGATTGTCCTACAGAATTTGAAAGTATGGATAATGTTAGCGATAAAAACCTACGAGGGCTAAAGGATTTAGCAGACTCATATATTTCAACAATTTGGATAAAAGATATAAATAAAATTATTACTTATTTAAAACAGTAACAAATATTTTAAATATATTAGATATAGTATATATACGGCATGCATTTTAACAAAGAAAGTTATATAAAATGATAGAACAAATTTTAACAGCACCAAATATAGAAGCATTTATATTAATAGGCGTAATAACTGTTATTAGTTTAGTTTTAATAAAAGTAGGTTTTGCAAGAAAAGAAGATATTACAAAAAGCATTGGGGATTTAAAGACCGAAATGACTGAAGTATTAGATAATAATTATGAAGAACTAAATAAAAAAATTGAAGACTTAAAAGATTCTAATGAATGTATATTTCAAAAAAAAGATTTATGCGAAAGCAAACATTGGCATTATGATAAACTTTTAGAATTAGTAATAAATAATTCAAATAAAACTGATATTAAAATAGATAATTTACATTCTAAATTTGATAGTTTAACAGAGAAATTATTAGAAAAAAAATAAGGTATTTAAGATATGTCAAGACATAGTATTATTCAAGGTAATGAATATTGGAGAACAAGAAAATTTTATACAGGAACAAATGAATTAACTCTTGATAATTATTTTGATGTTATAAATTTCTGTGCTGAATTAAAAGATGTTAATGGCAACCAGATACAAGAAATTAAGGTATCAGATGTAACGAAAACTTCTACTGGTATATATAAATATAAATTAATAATTCCAAAGAATTATAAGACATTATTTCTTTATGAAAGATATACGACTCCAGATGAATTAGATAAAGAAGACCCTATAAAAATAGATGTTGACTCTATAATTGATTCTATAAGTAATTTAGATGAGCAGATAAAAGGAAATTTTTTCTAAGCCACATTCACGATAATCTATCTGTTCTTGACCTACTAACAGATGTGGATGGGGCATTAACTTATAACGGTCATGCTTATTTTACTTCTGAAAATATAGAAACATTACTTGATAATAAAGTGGATAAAATTACAGGGAAACAATTATCTACTAATGATTATACAACAATAGAAAAAAATAAATTAGATGGAATAGAATATGGAGCACAAGTAAATCCAGATTATTCAAATGTTTATGAGCCAAAAAGTACAAATATTCAAAATCATATAAGTTCAACATCTAATCCACATTCTGTTACAAAAACACAAGTAGGGTTATCAAACGTTGACAATACATCAGATGTTAATAAACCTATTTCAACAGCACAGCAAACAGCTATTAATTTAAAAGCAGATATTAATGGAAATTTTTCACAAAATTTTAGCGCAAACGAATTTAATGTAAGTGTAATAAATGGAACATCAGCTCAAAATCTTCTAGCAGGAGCGCAACCTGTAAATTTTACAGGAGATATTGACGGCAGCAATAAAGTTTTCGTAACTGATGAGGCTTATCCAAATATTAGAATTAAGCTTAATAGTGTAGATTATTCAGCAGATGATTTAGGAAGCTATATTTTAGATATTTTAACTTTTGATGATGCACTTGAAGCTGATGATGAATTAGAAATATACGCTGTTACAGCAGAACCTAATATTGGAGATGGATTTTTTCGACCAAAAGCTTCAGCGGAGGTAAACGCTCCAATAAATTCTTTTTTTTATTCAACAGACCAAAATCAATTAGCATATAAAGATTCGTTAGGTATTATAAGTTATGTATTTTAAGAGGTTATAATGTCTTTTATACTTCCTGCAAAACCAAACAACTGCATAATTGATTTAAGAGCCTATCATAATACTGATAGCGGTCTTGATGTCGATAATTTTTGTATGTATAACCTTGCAAAAATTTATAATCCTGATAAGGCTGCCGATAATGCAGTAATTGAAAATTTAAGTCAAGCAATTTTGGGAGATGGAGACAATATACCTTTTTACGTCAGGCTTTTAGGTGACGGACTAAGTAAAATAAGAATACCGCACTCTGAAAAATTAATGTTAAGTACTAAGTTTTCAATCGAAATAACATGTTCTATTGAGGAAGATATGGTAGAACATTACAATTCTTATGCCAACGTGTGGTATTTTTGGATAAAAGCTGTCTTCACAGGAGTAGGCTGGTTTAAAAACTGTATGACAGGTGCAAGGGCTTGCTTAAGGAGAGATAAAATTCATCATATTGTTGTAACTTATGACGAGAACTATAATTTAGTAGGGTATAGCAATAAAATACAAGCAGGGTGGGAAATAAATTCAAATAAGATAAATAATGTAAATACTTATGATTTTGAGCTTATTTCTTTTGAAAATAAGCCAGTAAAAATATATAGTTATCGCTTATATGACGATGTTTTAACCATGAAAGACATTTGCGACAACTATGAAATAGCTTTTAAAGACAGTCAGATAACTGAAAATATAGTAACTATTGAAAACGAAACAATAAAAACTTTACCTCAATCAAGCTTTATAAGTTCAAATTGGCTTAATGCTAATAATTCAGCAGGAACAACCAATTTGATGACACAAAATAATCAATTAAAAACTCTTGCAGACTTTACAAAATTTTTAGGAATAAAGACGCTTAGGTTTCCTTCAGGTGTATATGTTGCTTCATTTTTTTGGGATATACCTTACAACGATTTAATCGAAGGATTTAATAATTGGACTTTTTGGAGAGCTTCTTATCTCAAAAACATTAGTCGTGAAAATATGTGGTTTGTCGACGATATACTGGCTTATTGCCGAGAGCATAATTTAAAAATAATAATGCAAGTTAATAATCATGCTTATTTTGACAAAGAAACAAAAACAATTAGTTTTACAAAAGATGGAACTCATTTATTAACAAATACTGATTATCCGACAGGCAACGGTGGTAATGTAGATTGGGAATTAGTTGATAAGATGGCTGCATCAGCCAAAGAATTAGTTCAATATATTTATGATTCAGGAAATGCAGATTTAATTGCTTATTGGGAAATAGGTAATGAAGATTACGCTATTGGGGCTTATAGCAATTATTTTTTAGCTTCTGAATATGCACAGCTTGCTTCTGTTTTTATCGAAAAAATGCGTGAAGTCGATTCTAATTTAAAAGTAATGCTTACTTTTACGGAAGGAGATTCAGATTATTGGGCTTATTATGTAATGGGACATGTTTTTGGCGAAGACATGCTTGCTTCTGGACATTTAGATAATTATAAAAACGATGGAAATATTTATTATGCACCACATTATTATTACTCTGTTGCGTATGAAAAAAGTTTAAATCAAAAAGCTTCCGACAACCCAACTTTTAATACTTTTGAAAATTGTATTGACCAAACATTAAATGGACATAATATAATAATCAGAGATAACTGTTATAGAACTTTAATTAATGGCGGTGTAACTAACCCAAAAATAATAGTTGGAGAATTTAACGCTTTTAATTTGTCGGATAGAAATATGTCATCATACTTAGGAGCTTTGGCTAATGCTAGAACTATATTGTCGGCAGTCAATACATTAGGTTTTATGGAACTCTGTCATTTTGAATTACTAGACGTTTATACAACTTCAAGTTCTAAATTTTTATCTGATTCTTTTGGGGTTCTGCTTAGAACTTTTGAGACAGATAAACTAAAATCCTTTATCCTTTTACCGACAGCTCACATCATAAAGCTATTTAATAAATATATTTATAAAAATGTTCTAAAGACTGAATCCAATAATCATAATGTAGAAATTGCAGCAACTTATGATACAGGCAAGATGTCTGTAATTATTGTAAACATAGGTTCTGATAGGACTATTAATTTGGATTTACCTTCTAATTGTGAGTTCAAGAAAAGTATTGTTATTGGCGAAGGATTACCGCTAGATTATAATGTTTTAAATATTAATGACAGCGAGGCTAATCCTTCTGAAATAAGAAAAATTTCTTATAATTTTAATAATCTTAGTATTATTAACAATTCGGTAGAGCTAAAAGCCAATACTATTAATATTTTACTCTTTAAAAGGACATAAGTTATGACTGGTAGAGAAAGAATAAAGCAAAATCAAATAAAAGGCTTGACAAATGACTTGTTAAACAAAGTTGATACAAATGATTTCAGACTTTCAGATGCAAGAACTCCGATATCACATACACAGGATATTTCCACTATAAATGGTTTGTCTGCTGCTTTAAATCTAAAAGCAGATATAGATGTTTTTTCTGGTAATTTCTCTCTTGGTTATAATGACAACAACCAAGTAATACAAAAAACATATACAAATAACAACTATATAGTATTTTCTTATAATGAAGATAATAGTATAAATCAAAAGAAAAGTTATTTATCAGATGATACATTGGTTTTAACTCAAACAGCACAATATAATAACAATTTATTTATAGGATGGGTATAATATATGACAGCAATAACTTCAGCACAAACAGGAGCTTGGTCAGATACCTCAACATGGACTGGAGGAATAATTCCTATTGATGGTGACACAGTTACTATTGCAGCAGGACATATTGTAACCCAAGACCAAGATATAACAATCGGTGCAGATTCTTCAACTTCTGCTTTAACTCTTTACGGAACATTCACACCAGATACAACAGCTTCAAGGACTGCAATTTTTAAAGGAAATTTAAATTTAAAAAGTGGTTGCTCATGGTTGGTTGGCTCTTCGGGGTCAAGAGTTCCTGTAGCAAGTACTGTTACATATAAATTTAATGGATATAATGGAAGTCCAGCAAACAACAAATACGGAATTATAACAGATTCGAGTGCAACAAGTAGTATTTTACTATATGGAGCAGAAAGAACAACTAACACTTTATTAACTGCTCAAGCTGACTTAGGACAAGCAGTTATACATCTTCCTTCAGGAACTTTAGTTTATGAAGGTGATAATTTAGTTATTGCAACCCCCGATACTAATTATTTACATATTGAAAATAAAATAGTTCAATCCATAGATTCTTCGGGTGCTGATGTTGCCGTAACTTTAACAACAAATTTAAGTTATACACATCTTGCAAATACAGATATTTCTAATATTACTAAAAATATTATATTAACTGCTTTTAATACATCTTATTATTGGGGAGCTACTACTCAATTACAAGATGCCAGCAAACATGTTCTTGATAATGTTTCTTTAAGTTATCTTGGTACTTCTTTTGCTCCGTCATCTGCAACGGCTTCAAATGCCTCTTATTGTTTATATGCTCAAAATGGTTACAGTAGAGCAACCTTTAATGATGTTGTTATTTATAATCCCAAAGACAATACTGCAAACTATTCTGGAATAGTTCTTTATACAGCAAGAGCAGAAATTACTATTAATAATTTAGTTTTCTACAATCCAAACGCTCAAAGTGGATACCCTGTTTATTTATACCAGTCCACTAATTCAAGCATTAGTAATTTTAATGTTTTTAGCGGAAGGACATCAATATTTCATAACTACAGTAACGCTAATGCCATGACTAATATAAATTCTGTAGGCTGTTATAGCGGGACATACTTTAACGGAGGGGCAAATGACGTTTATACAAACTTAAATGCTTATGCTTGTTATCAAGGAGTATTTTTAGCAAATGGCTTAACAAGCGATATAAGTTTTTATAGTAGCAATTTTGGAGTAGGCGCATCAGTAAACCAGTATAATACTTATGATTTAGTGTGCTCTACTAACTTAACTCAACATTATTTTCAAAATTGCTCATTTAATTCCACAAACTTTATAACTAATCTTTCATCTATACTTCAAAATTCAGCAATTGCGTTTGATAACTGTGAAATGAAAGATGCCTCTGTAATAAATCGTGTTTATCAAGTAAGTGGGTATATTGAAAAAGATATAACAAACTATAGAACAGGTTCAATTTGTGTTGGAATGAATTTTATAAGCAATTCAATAGCTGTAACACAAAAATTTAATGTGATGGCGGTAGCTGGAACTCCAATTGCTGTAACAGGTTACATTAAGAAAACTTCTGATTATACAGATGTTGCGAATCCAACAGTTGCTTTGTCTGGCGCAGGAATGACGACTAATGTTTGGACTATGCCAGATACACACGATGAATGGATTCAGTTTGTTGTTATAGGAACTCCAACAGAGAACACGCAAGCTTTATTAACTATATCTGGACAATCAGCAGCAGGAGCAATATATTTTGATGACTTTATAATTGCAGGAACAGCTTTAAATACAGGAACTTTTGATTTTTGGTATCAAGGGCAACCAGTACCACTAATATTATCAACTGGTTTAGGAGCTTTAGATATTTGGAATACTCAATCTTCTCAAATTACAGGGGCAGGAACTTTTGGAAAATTAATTCAGGATGAGAATATGACAATCAATAATTTACCTGGAATATTAGGTTAGTTATTTAAAAAAAAGAAAGAGAGATTAAAAATGGCTCAAGGTTCAAATGAATGGTTAAAAAAAATATATGATGAATCTGTTTCGTCAAAAGTAACTTTAGATGCAATATTAGTTATATTAGAAAAATTACAATTTGATGAAAATGGAAAATTAAAAACAACTTCTACTTAAATTATTTCTTTTATATCAATATATTCTAAATCTAAATCATTATGATTTGTTTTATATATATTAATATGTTTTTTAAAATTATATAAAGATTCTCTAATAATATCATAAGTATAATATGGTTTTATACTTGATGTTAATACCTCTTTTTTATTAACCTCGTCTGTAGTCACAAGACGAGGTTTTTTTATGTCTTCTATTTCTAAATATTTATCTTGAAGAAATCTACTCCAAACATATAAATCATTCCAATTCCAATATGTACAGCCATAATGGAAACAATTAAACATATTCATGCCTAATGTTTTCCAATTTGCTTGTATATGTGCTATATATGGTAGCAATTCATTATAATTTGATTCTCCGCATCCAAAAATAAATAATGTATTATCTGGAGTTATATTATGCATGATTCCCCCATATTAAAATAATCCAAATAGTTTTTTGTGAGAAACTTCAATACTTGATTCCTTATATCTTTTAAAATCAGAATCAGGGAAAATAATATATGTATCTTCATTAAAGTTAATACGTTTAAGAGCCACTTTTATTTTTTCAAAGACTTCCTTTTGCATTTTAAGCTCCTTATATATTTAAAACTTGCTTTTTAAATTATATTATTATTTAATCTATTATTTATAATCTTATTACCATTTATTGTGGCTATATTAATACATTCTTCTATTTTATTATATAATCTACATGCTCGAATTAAAAAGATTAATTCTTCCATCATATCTCCATTTGACAACATACCATTTAAATCAGAAATATTATCTGTTCCCATAGCTATATTAATGTTAAATTCTAACATTTCATCTACTGGAGTTAAACAATTATGACGAGGTTGTAATTCTTCATTTCTTGGTGTATCAATCCAAATTAATGGAGCTATAATTATATTTGTTCTTGTTTCTTCTAATTTTTCATATATTTTATACCTATAAGACTTTTCTTGAGAAGCTAAAGAAAGACAATGTATTAATGATACTTTGCCTTGCCAATTATATTTATCTATATATTTTAATATTAATTCTGTTTCTTTTTCTTCTATTAAAGAAAATTGGTCACAATGAATTTGTATGTGTTTATTAAAATTTTTAGCAGTATCAAATAGTATATCTAAATGTAATTCTATATTATCATCTACTTTAGGTAAACTTCCTATAAAATCACATTGTTCTGCTCCTTTTAAAAACCATTCGTATTCTTTTTTATTTAATATTCCTTTAATTGTTTGATTAGCAGAATATATTTGCGTTGCTAAATAATTTTCTTTAGCTAATTCTAAAGCCTCAAGACCTGTACTTTTAGCAACGCTATCAACATCTATAAATGTTAAAATATTATGAGTATTATATAATGTTTGTTTTATAAGAGAATATTCTATTCTATCTTTTATATCATATATTGTACTATTTCTTTTTATACTATCTATTAAATTCCATTTATTTTTTAAATGTTTATTACAAATATCTTTATTATCTTTCGTTAAAGTATAAGATTTATCAAGATGAGAATGAGCATTACAGAATCCTCCTTTTTGTCTTACTAAATCTTTAATCTCTCTACGAATATCGTAATAATTCATTATCTTCTACCCTTTTTCTTATTTCTGCAAGATTTTCATCTACTAATAATTCTCCATTTTTAAATATAGGTCTTAATAGTCCAAATGGTTGTAATTTTTCATGCTCTTGTATATTAAATTCATCTTTATATGTAATATTCCCTTCTAAATCCAAAACATAAACTAAGCCTTTTTGTGATTTTTTAAGACCATCATCTGTTATAGGGTCTTTATATAGGAAGACTTCTTGACCGCCTTTTACAGCATATGTTGATTTTTGAGCGAATCCAAATGTATCTCTTGTATTATAAGTATAAGTAAATGAACCAATGCCAAAAACAATATTGCTACTTGCAAATCCTTTTTCTTCAAGTCTACTACATATTTCTTCTGCTCTCTCCATAGTGATAGCATCACCATATATAGCCCCTATATGAGAATCTAATACTTTATATCCTTTTGAATTTATTGTACCACCAAATACATCCCAAAGTGACTCAATAACACCTTTTCTAATTTCATTAATATTTGAAAGTTCTCTTGTTTCTATTTCTCTTCTTGTTCCACAAATAATATCTACAGGATTACCGCTATCTGGTCTTATAACGACTCTACCATCACGATTCATTATTTCATCTTTTAATTTTGGTAATGTTTTTGTTAATATATCCCATAAATTCCAAGTATCAGAAACTATAGAAACAAATCCATTTGGATAAACTTCAGTTATTAATCTTTTAATAGAACTATATTCGTCTCTTCCATTGCAACACATTACAGAATGTTCTGTAGCTGGTATAGAAGTACCTACAAGTTCTTTTTCAATATCCGCATTATAGTAATTTTCAAGATATAATATTGCAGGAATTGTATCTGTTCCAACAAAACTTAAAAGATGTCCTGCTCCAGATGTGCATGCTGCTTCTAAACAAGGCATACCTCTCATTGAAAAATCATGACCTTGAAATGGAACATGGTAATCATTATCGCAAGTTTTATCTGACCATTTTTTTAATATATTTTTATAACTATTCGCTATTGTAGCAGATGTTGTTGGTTGCCAAGTTTCACATGAAAGTAATGTTTCAATAAAATTTGTTAGCCAGAAAAATTTAGGATGTGTATTTCTTACTGTTGCTGATGGAACTCTTATTGGTAATTTTGTTCCTTCTGGTACTGCTTCAATTAATAATGGTAAATATCCTAATTCATGCAAATCCCATATATGTTGTATGCTTGGATTATCAATATTTAATGTATATTTAATAACTCTTTTATATTCAGAAACAACTTCTTGCCAAGAACGATTAAAGAAATTCTCATTAAAATAATCAATAAGATATTTTTTAATAAATCCTTGAAGTCCAAAAACAACAACTTTATTAATTCCTTCTATTCTTGAACCTCTTGCAGTCCAAGTAGAATAAATTTGTTCTGTGTCTTCATCATATTGTTCTCTATGACTTATTTTATAAAAATCACAAAGTAATGTTGCTGGTAATTTTTTCATATTTTTCTCCTTATTTATTAAAATACTTTTTCTATAAATCTAAATTTATTAGTTACTGACTTAGGTGTAAATTTACTATCTATTACATCTCCTAAAATTTCTATTTTATATATTGTAATATTAAAAATATTTTGATACCATATAAGGCAAGATAAAATATTTTTACAAAAATGAAATCCTGTTCCTCTTAATTTTATAGGCTTATTAATATGATAAATAAGTTCTTTATCTATATTAAAAATATATCCTTTTCTATTTGTCATATTTTTAGAAAAAGCTTTATACCCAATCATATTAAATTCCTTGAAATATATCATATTGTAAAACTTGAGGAACCGTACCTTTATTCAAATATCTATCATCAATTTCTTGATAACTATTGGTAGTAAATATTTTATCTATTCCTGCTTCTTTTAAGCATTCAAGACCTTTACTAAAAATACCATGAGTAATATATAAAATAATTTCATCAGCATCATATGATTTTAAATATTTAGCTATTTCTATAAATGTACGACCACCATCACAAATATCATCAATAATAATACATTTTTTATTTTTAAAATTTTGATATTCAGAATCTATCCCTAAAATATTTCCAGTTAATAAATCTCTTTTTTTATTAAAATATATAACCTTATCTGTTTGCACTTCTTTAGCTATAGTATCAATCCTTTTTCTTGCTCCAGCATCAGGACAAATAATATAATAATCATTTCTAATTTCTAAATTAGATTTACCAAAATTCCACATTGATTTAGTAAAACATTCTACTTGACTAATAATATTTACATTATTAATTAATGCAGGAGTTACATCTGAATGTGGGTCTAATATTGTTACTTTTGGTATATTTAAACTATTAATTAAATCTGCTATAACTTTAACAGATAATGCTTCGCCTTTATTACAAACTCTATCTTGTCTTGCATATGGAAAATATGGTATTATTAATTCATTAATAAAAACATTTTCTCTTTTTAATACATCCACAGCTAATAATAATGACATTATATCGTTAGAATTTTTTAATCTTGCTATTAATGTTACAATAAAACAATCATCTGTTGGAAAATTTTTTAATCTTACATTAACTTCTCCACCTGGAAAGTTAAATATTTCAAAATCTTTATGTAAATCTAACATTATTTTTTATCTCCTTTTATAATATTATAACATATTATAAAAGAAAATCAAGTAGATGTTTCTTCATTCAATTTATTATATAATACACAAATTTCTGATGACATTCTTCTAATCATAATATCCAACATCATTTGAGATGGAGATTCTGAATGCAAAAGTTTAGCAGATTTTTTTATTGATATTTTTTCACTTGGATAAACTACTATTATTCCATATTTATTAAATTGTGGATTATCTTTTAAAAAATTATTAACAGGTTCATATAATTTATCTGAAACAGCAAAATAAAATTTATTAGGAATCATATTTTTAGAATAACTACCAGCATTACTTCTTTCTCTTAAATATAATAAATGTTTCTTTTTACGAAAATCAGCATAAAAATCAGATAACGAACATTTTACTTCTATCTCTATTAAAAATATATTATATAATAAAACATCAGCACTATACCTACCGCATTCTGTACATGCATAGGTATAGTTTTTGTTGTATCTAAATTCATTCAATAGTATTCTTTTTATATCTTGAGAATTAAAAGTCTTTTTATAGACCTTTTTTTTCTTTTTAAATATTGCCATATTTACCTATTTACTATTATTAAACCATTCAGTAACTTTTAAAATATCTTCAATTAAACTTAATATATATGCGTTTTCAAAATCATATTGCCTATAATCTTCTCTTATCCAATGGAAACAATCTATTTTAAAAGCCAAATCTTGAAATTCTTTTTTAGTAATATATCCATGTTTTTCTAATAAATAAGAATACATTGCTAATTGTCTATGATAATTATTCATTGTACTTGGAGTTTTATGAACACCTTTTTGTGTTTTTTTATCAATTTTAGATGTTGATTTTAAATCCCATAATGTTAAAATTTTATTATAAATTAATAAACCATCCAAAGTTCCCTGTAATCCAAGCTCATCATCTTTTATAAATAATTCAGAATAAATAGTATCAATATATGGAAGCTCGTTATTGAGCCAATTATTTTTTCCCTTGTCTTTGTACTTCGGATATTCAAATAATGCCTTAGAGCATAATTGATTCTGTTCTACAGCTTGATTATTTATATGACTTTGAATATCTCTTAAAGAATAATGTTTCTTATCTTTTAAAATATGTTCAATTACAGCATGAAGATATGTTCCTTTATTTTGACATTCTTCATTTATTTCTTGTTGTAAAGCATAATCTTCTTTAGATATATTTTTAGCCCAATAAATTAATCCTCTGGACTTATCCAAATCCATAGGGAATAAATCTCCAACTATTTTTGTTACAGATGTATATTCTTCATTATATTTTTCTCCCCTGTTTTTTGATAAAAATCTATCATTTAATATTTTATTTAATTCGTCTTTATCATAAATTATTCTAAATACGTTATCATCATCTTCAAAAAAATTATCAATTAAAGATAAAAATGCCATTTTATCTTTTTTATTAATTGTAAAATATGAATTTATGTTACTATTATGTATTAGATACATTTAATATTCTCCTTTTTATATAATTTCTTTTATATCAATATATTCTAAATCTAAATCATTATGATTTGTTTTATAAATATTTGCATATTGTTTAAAATTATATAAAGATTCTCTCATTATATTTAATCTTTTAGTTGGTCTTGGTTGCATCTTATTTTTTGTTTCTTCTGAATCATAAAAATGGGCATGCTTATCATAAGATAAATCAGCAAATAATATAATGCAATTCTTATAACCCTCAACAATGGCTGTATTAATGGCTGTATGCAAACTGGCTTTAAATATATATAATTTATTATCCTCTTTATTTGTAGGTATATATTTTGTTGTTGCTTCATAAGTATAATATGGTTTTATATTATTATTAATAAATTCTCTTTTAGTTACTTCGTCTGTAGTAACTAATAAAGGCTTTTTATTGTCTTCTATTTCTATATAATGTTCATATAAACAATCTCTAAATAAAAATCTATCATTCCAATTCCAATATGTACAGCCATAATGGAAACAATTAAACATATTAAGACCCAACGTATCATAACTTTGCTGTAAAGGGATAATATGTTCTTTTAATTCATTATAATTAGAATCGCCTGTACTAAATATAATGAGGGTATTATTTTTATCAATATTCATCTTTTGTTATAATTCCTAAGCTATCTAATTGATTTTTAATCGTTTCTGGTTGGAACATACAAAAAATTGCAAAGTCATAATTTATCTTTTTATTAACGAACTCTTCGGGTGTATATATTGGTATTCCATTAATATCTCCCTTAATGTAGTTATCCAGAAATGCAACCACATTCTTCTTTGGTAAGTCACTTTCCTTCATCATCTTGTGAGCATTTGTTGCAGCTCCCACACATACTATTTTTTTATCATTTGGAATATTGTTTATAAGCTCTTTTATATTCATTTGTACTTTATTATCTCCTATTATACTGGATATTCTTGTATATAATGTTAATTCATTAAGCATTACTAAGGATTTCATTCTAAATAATCCCCAATTATCATGAATATTGAATTTGCTATGCCAATTTTGAGTTAAATTAACGACAATATTCTTCATTGTGTCTATACAAATTGGAGCCTTACCTAAGAAATAGAACTTAGTTGAAATATTATTTATACATCTGTTAATAAAATTAATATCCAAAGTCACAAGAGTCTTTATCTTTTCAACAGAGTCTTTAGATAGCATAAAGCAATGAGTCCTTATATATTTTTTTACATTATATTTATCTATTTTAAATCCATTTCCTACATTACATATATTTCCGATAATGTTGTTGTTTTTTATACAATCAAATATATTTTCATCATTTATTATTGTTATTGGAGAATCATAACCTGATGGAGCTAAAAATGAATCATTTACAAAAAGTATTGCATCATAATCAATATTATTTTCTTTAAGATACTCTAATCCTTTATCCCATCCTGAAAACTCCCAAATAGTATTGTCTCCTGATATTGTAATTGGTTCGCCATAATAATAATCTTCGATTCTTTCTTTATAATTTACTTTTTGCTTATTATCTATAACTATTATTTGAACATCATTTTGACTTATTCTGCTTAAATATTTTTGTAAATAAAATAAAGAATTTGGATACTTATCTGAATCATATTGTAGAAAAAGTACAACTAATTTATAATACATTATTATTTCCTTTATTTAATATTTCGTTCCAAAAATTTAATATATCTGATTTTTCTCTTTCTTTTGTATAATTTTCTTTTATAAATTTAATAGCTTTGTTGTTTAAATTTTCAAATTCATTATAATAAGGGCAGTTGTTAATTGCATTAAATGAATAAATCTTTTCTTCTATTGTTTTTACAAAAGAGACTATATCCCCATGTTCAATTGGGAAAGAATAATCTGTATTCATATATTCTCTACATCCCATTCCTGTATATCCAATAACTATACATCCACAAGCCATTGCTTCAAGTGGAGGAGCTGCACAACCTTCTGGATAACCAAAACTTAAAAATATTTCAGATTCTTGATAAGTTTTTATTAATTCTTCTTCTGTCATATTTTCAATAGCCACAAAATTATAATCTTTTAAGTAACCTCTTAATTTTAAAATACTTATTACTTGGTCAACATCCTGTTTATTTTTTCTCGGCATATAACATATTTGTTTTTTCTTATTTTCTTTTGGAAAGAATTTATCTGTGTCGATTGATATATGAATCCTGTAAATTTTATTATTTGGAAAAGCAAGTTCTAAATATTTTTTATTATCTTCAGAAACAACCATAACTCCAAGCAAGTCGGGATTGTTATAATTTAATATACTATTATCATTTATTGTTCCATATGGTCTGAATGTATTATAAGCATTTTGATTGAATATAACCTTTTTGCCTTTAGGGAATAAATTAAACATATGGTAATCATATATTTCTGGGATAACAACTATATCATCTTCTTGAATAAGTGTTTTATTATAAACTATTTTTGTATCATTTTCAAACCAATCGCATCTAAAAGTTTCTGTTTTATCAAAGTGAATTACATATGCCTCAATACCATTTTTATTAAGAATATCTGTTTGGTCATATAACTTTTTTATGCCACCACAAGGGTTTGGGTTTTCGGGTGTTCTAAAATATATTGTCATTATTTTAATCCTATTACTACTATGTAAAATATAGTATCTTGAATCCATTCTTCTATTATATGTTTATTTGAAAAACTTTTCAACGCCTCGTCATAGTATTGTTTAACTTCTTCTTTTTTTAATACTATTTTATGAAAAGGCGAAGGCTTATTTATAGGGATAGATATAATTGATAAATCGCTTTTTTCAATAATTCTATGTAATATTTTTTTAGATTTATCAATATTAATATGTTCTAAAAATTCAAAAGACACAATTACATCATAATGTTTTGTTAAAAAATCAGAATCAGAACAGTCTTTTGTAAAATAATTTATATTGTCTTTCTTATAATATTTGTTAGCAAAATCAATTGCTTCTTTTGATATGTCGTATGAATCAATAGAGCAATTAAGTTCAGATAATATAGATGAACCATATCCAATACCACAACCAATATCAGATATTTTTATATTATCTTTTGATAATAACTCTCTTACCTTATTTTTAGCAAAACAATATCTATCTAAATGTTTTTTTTCAATACCCTCTAGTGTTTTACTTACCTGTCTTTCACCTGTAAAATTTAAATCCATTATTTACTCCATCGCTTCATTTTCAAAAGAAGATATAATATCTTCTTTAATTCTTTTACCTGCATTTCCATCAAAAAATGGAATATATTTCTTTATTGCACTTAATCTTTCTTGTTTTTTTATATCTTCACCTCTTTTAAACATTTCTATAAAATTTATCATATCTTCACAAGTGTCACCAGTATAATATGTATTTATTAATTCAGATATAGCATCTGTCATAGCCTCTATATTTTTATTATTATACATATATAATATTGGCTTTTCTGCTACCGATGCCTCTACCATTATTGCAGACCTATCAGTAATTATACAATCTGCATTCAAAATTATAGGTCTATAATCATCTTCTAAATACATATATAAGTTATCATAACTGTTTAATTCATTCTGTAAGTCTTTAATTTCTTGTTCATTTAAAATATTGTATTCTAAAATCATTTCAAAAAACTTTGGATGAGGCATAAATATAAAATATAAATCTTTATGTTTTTTTATTTCATTTAAAAATTTTTTATATTCTTCAAAGTCTGGTGTAACATAATGAATTTTATCTGTATTTGGTATTGAAAATATCTTTGGAAAATGAACTTTCCATAATATAATTTTTCTTCCATTTGCTTTTTGTTTAATATTTTCTGGCAATGGAAAATTATTTTTATTGTACAATCCATCAAACTTTGGATGCCCTAATGCTCTTGTTATTTCTGGAGATATATATTTATCATAATCTTTTTTAATTAATAGAGAAAAAGTATATATTTTCCATGCATTCTGTGGAACACCTTTTAAGAAGTGAGCATTTATTGATTCAACAGTATTAGATATTTCTATTCCATAAGTTATATAAACAATCTTTATTCCTTTGTTTTTTATATAGTCAGACCTTAACTCTAGTGGTCTATGCCCTTCATCATAAGGCGTTTGCATCACCCAAATATCAGGACAATCTTTATCTATATTATAATCCTTATATTCTATAAATGAAATATTATTTTTTTCTAAAAACACCCTTGCAGTTTTCATTTGACTTTTTTCGCAAATTTCTTCATCAAATAAAACCATTTTTATTTCAAGTCTATCATCTTTTATACACTCATTATAGAATGAATCCCATGATGCCCAGAACGAAGCAACTTGAAATAAAAAAACAATTTTTATTTTTTTATTGTTCTGAAATAACATTTATTTTGCAATTCCTTAATCGTGCCGTTAAACCAAACTCATTAAAATATCCCAATGTTTTCATTTTAAATAATGACCAAGATTCTTTTATATCTATTGGATTATGCCAACTTTCTGTTAATCTCCATATTATAAAATCTTTTAATATCTTGTTCATTGGAGCGTCAGCTTTAAAATAATTGTCTGATATTTCTTTATTAATGAATTTATCTAAATATATTATATCATATGTTTGAATAAATTGCAAGACGTTAATATGATTTTTATTTAACAAGAAACAATTTGTTCTATACCAAGAACTTACATCATTATTATCTAATTTAAAATATTTATCCCCTGTTGTGAGCCAAGGGAATATAGCTTTATTATCTTCAATGCAAAGTCTTATTGACTCATTATTTATAACTGTTTTTGGATTTCCACCAATTCCTTTTATTCTGCTGTTCATAAAAGAACTGTTTACAAATAATATTGCATCATATTCTACATTTAAATCTTTAACATATTTTAATCCCTTATCCCAAGCACTAAATTCCCATGCTGAATTATCTCCTTGTATATAAATATTTCCATTTGGAAAAACATAATCATAATCACATGCAGTTTTATTATCTATTATAATTTTTTGTTTACTACAATTAATATCTTTTAAAAAATTATCTAAATCTTTATGTGCATCAGGATATTGTTCATTACCATATTGTGCAAATAAAACAACTAATTTATAATTTTTCATTCAATATAGCTTTCATTATTACATGAACCAATATCATATGTATGTCTTCAGAAATCTGCATATCATCTATATTTGTATTAATAGAATGCTTACTCATTTGTTTTAACATTCCCCCATCGAAGCCTGTTATTCCCACAGTTGTTATTTTTAAAAAATTTGAAAATCCAATTGCATTTATAATATTATTAGAATTTCCACTTCCAGATATTCCGATTACGACATCTCCTGGTTTTAATAGATTTTCTAACTGCTCTATAAAAATATTATCATAATTACTGTCGTTTGCATAAGCCAACATTGTAGGTATATTATCATTTAAACATATTACCCTAAACGGTTTTTTATCTTTTTGTTTTGTACCTTTATTTATATCACAAGCAAAATGAGAAGCCGTAGATGCACTTCCTCCATTACCCATTATAAATATTTGCTTTTCATTAGCCCTTGCTTTTAAAAGTATATTTACAACATTTTTTATCTCTTCTTTATCAATATTATCAATAGTCTTTTTTAATCTGTCAAAATAATTATCTATCGTCATCATCATATATTATACTTGCTCCTTTGTCTTCAAACTTAAAACTTACTTCTTTCAGAACGCTTAAAACATTTCTTAATCGCTCTTGATTTTCCTCTTTGACATAAAATAATAAAAATCCTCCCCCACCAGCACCTAATAGTTTCCCACCTTCTGCCCCATTTTTAATGGCTAAATTATAATAATAATCTATATCTGTATTGCTTATTTCAGATGATAACTCTTTCTTATACATCCATCCTGTATGTAGAATATCTCCAACTGAATCTATATTATTCTTACTTAGTGATGAATTTAAACTATATGCTAAGTCAACCATTTTTATTAAATTATTATTATTACTATTATATGTATTTAAAACCTTGTCTGCTGACCTTGTTTTGCCAAGATAGAATAACAATAAATTATTTTCCAATTTATCTTTTTTCCATTCAATCATATTAGTCTTTTTAACTGTAACAGAACAATCTTGATTAAATAATATAAAGTTTAATCCTCCATAAGTTGAAGCATATTGGTCTTGTTTTCCTATCGGGCAATTTAATTGGTTTATCTCAACATCGCAAGCTTCATTGGCAATATCTTCTTTGCTTATTTTTTCATTGTTATATGAATTACATAAGTTTATTAATCCTGCTGTAAATGCAGACGAAGAACCCAATCCAGTTCCAGATGGAATGTCTGCACTTGAATTAAAATCTACTCCCTTTATATTATAATTTTTAAAAACTTGTTTAATAATTCTATGTTGAATATTATTAACTGAATTAGTTTTTTCAATTTCTGAATATTTAAGAATATATTTATCTTTTTCAAAATAAGGATGCATTGAAAGATATATATATTTATTTATTGTGACAGACAAAACAGCACCACCATATTTTTTATAGTGTTCTTTTAAATCACTACCGCCACCAGCAAAACTTATTCTAAATGGAGTTCTTGAAATAATCATTTCTAACACCTTCTAATTTTTCTAAAGTTCCTAAATCTTTTAATATCTCATCTGTCTCATAAGCTATAATTGAAACACCATTATTCAACATTCTTGGAAACACATCTTTGCCAAAATCTTGTGGCTCTGTAGAATCTATAAAATGAAGTATTGCTCTATCAAATATATAAACCGCAGCATTTGATATATTTTTATATTCTTTATCTTTGCCTCTTGGTTTTGGATAAATATTCTTTACAACCATATTATCCACCTCTAATAAGTCTGCTTCATCTGGATAGGCATTTGGCTGAACAATTATTGTAGCAGACGCTCTAATGTGTTCATAAAACTCAATAAATTTATTAATATCAAAATCTAAATATAAATCACCGTAAAATACCATAAATCTATCTTGTAATATTGATTTAGCAGAATGTAAAGCTCCTGCTGTTCCCATTGGTTTTAATTCTTGTATGATAGTTAAATCTATACCATTTGGCATATCCTCTTTAAAATAATCAACAATAACTTCGGATAAATAACCTCCTATAATAACTATATCTTTTATACCATGTCTTATAGCCAAGTCTATTTGATGATGTATAATAGGCTTATCACCCAATAACACCATAGGTTTTGGAATATCTTTTAAGCCAAGTCTTGTGCCTTTGCCACCAGCTATAATTACAAGTTGCATTTATTTTCCTCAATTCTTTTATTAATTATATCAATATATTCTTTTTCTTTTTCAATTAAAATATAATTTCTATTTGTATTTAAGCATGCCACACCCGTTGTTCCACTTCCTGCACAATTATCAAGAACCAAATCACCTTCGTTTGTGTATGTTTTTATTAGATATTCAAAGAGGGCTACTGGTTTTTGAGTGGGGTGATAAACATCCCCTTCTGATTCAGCAGTTTTAAAATAAATAATATCTGTTGGGTATCTACTGCCTTCACTTTTAACAAGAACTGGATTAAAATCTCCATAGCTTCCCGTTAGTTGAGCTTTTCTTGTTCCTTTGTTATATGGCAAACCTTCTTTCATTTGAGGAAAATAGTTTGGTTGATTTTTATAAAAAACACAAATATCTTCATGTTTTCTTAAAGGTTGTTTTTTGCATTTAAAAAATTAGTAGATTTTGATTTTTCCCATACAATTTTATATTTGAAAAATTTTTCATTACTTAATATTAATTTTGCGGTAAATATACCTTGTGATGTTAGGACAATTACGCCTTTATCTTTTATAATCCTGTTGTATTGTTCCCAAAGTGGCTCAAAAGGAATGATTGTATCCCATTTACAAGCTGTCGTTCCATAAGGCAAATCACATAAAATCATATCAATACTTTTGTCTTGAATATATTTCATTGCCTCAAGACAATCTGCATTGATAATAGAATTATGCGGAACAAACCCTACGGTTTTAAGCTCCTCTAAATTCATACTAAATAATCTCCAATATTTTCTATAATAGCTTTTCTTACAGCTTCATCAGATGTCATACTTGCTCTCCAACCCAGATTGTGTATCTTATCCAAGCAATATTCAAATTCTGATACATCTCCAATCCAACCTTTACTTCCTCCAGTATAAATAATATTAGTTATATGTTTTAAATTCATTTCATTTATAGTCATTTTTATAATATCTTTTACATAAGTTCTTGTCGTATTGCCTATATTATATAAATTTATTTTTTCATTTGTATTGTTTAATACAAATAATATAGCTTTTATTAATTCACTAACATATAAATATGGCTTATATTGATTTCCATCACCTAAAACTGTTATATTTTCAGGCATATATTTTAATTTATTAATAAAATCATATATTACGCCATGTGTTGCTCTTGGACCAACAACATTTGGAAATCTAAATATCCAAGCTTTGATATTATAATTTTCAACAAAACTTGATATAAAACCTTCGGAAGCTAATTTAGAAGCCCCATAATGAGAAGTAGGTAAAAGAGGACCAGAATCTTCAGACAGTTTGCCTTTTAATTCTCCATAAACCGCTGAAGTAGATGCAAATACGATTTTATAAATACTATTATTTTTCATGGCATTTAAAATATTATAAGTAGTTAATAATGTATCTTTAAAATCAATTCCTGGATTATAATGACTTTTTGCAATATCTGAATTAGCAGCTAAATGAAATATAATTTTTGGATTTTCTTCTTTAAAAATTTTATTTAATATGTTTAAATTGGTAATATCATCATTATAAAACATAAAATTTGGATTATTTAAATTGTGTTTTATATTATTAATATTACTATTAGATAAATTATCTACAACAACAACTTTATAACCATTAGTTATAAGGACATCTACTAAATGAGACCCTATAAACCCAGCTCCTCCAGTAATTAATATTTTATCATTATGTTTTAAAAATTTCATATAAGTTTACCTTTTTTAATATTTATATTATTATAACATATTTTAATATATAAATCAATACATTCTTGCTTTCCATTATAATATACCTATTGCTTTATCTCTACAGAAATCTTCATATAATAACCATTTATTTTTATTTGTATTACTTATAATAGATGGATTATCTTCTTCATCTTCATCATCTATATAATCAGAAAAATTAATAACAGAATTAACTTCTATCTCATGTATGCAACATAATTCTCTAACAATTGGAGATTCTATAGTTAAATTTTCTTTTGCTCTTGTTAAAGCAGTATAAATTATATTTAATGCTTCTTTTTTATATTTTTCATCAGTTCTTGCATAATCTTCATTATACCAACAATCAGGTGCTATAATAACATTATCATATTCCATTCCTTTGCACTTATGTGTTGTATATAATTCATAAATATTACTAGGGTCTTTTATAAATTGAGCTTTTTCAAGCATTATTAAATTACTTATTAAATTAGTCCAGTTTGAATCTGCAAATTTAAAATAATTAACTAAATCTTGGTCTAAACTAACATTTTTATCACATTGAAATCTTAAATAACTTATTAAAGATTCTTTTTCTTCTTTAGCTATTTTTTTCATTTTTAATACTTTAGGACTTGGAACGCTTATATAAAAATGGGTATCTAATTCAGATTCAAAGTATCTATCTCTTTTTTCTTGAGCCATAAGTTTTAATAAAGAAATAAAATCATAAAATAATTCAACAAATGTTTTTGTAGATTTACCATTTACTATTCCATTAAATTTTATTTTTGCATTTCTTTCTACTCTTAATAAAGCACAAGCCCATGTTAAAATACCAAAATTACTTCTAAATAAGACTGTCTTTTTAGTCATATCAATAGCAATATCTCTTCTTGGTCCATTCCCTTTTAAAGATACTGTAGAACCTTTTCTATCTACTAAAATAGAATTTGCTATCTTGGCTATATCGTCATGAAACCTAAAAGATTTTGTAAGAGGATAAACATTACCACCTTGATTTTCTCTTAAAATATCTAAGGCATTTACTGTATTTCTAAAACTTGAATATATATTTTGATTAACATCTCCAAATAAATAAATCTTTTTAACATCAAGTTTTCTTATAATAGATAACATTGAACGGTCAAGGTCTTGCGCTTCATCTATAAATACATAATCAAATCTATCTATTACCATACTCAATAAAGCATATTCTTTTAAATACATTTCATGTAAGAATTTATCTTCATCCATTAATTTATTATATATAACTTCAAAATCTTCAATGTCTTCTTCAACATATGGAGTTTTATCTTCATCATTGTACCAAGAATTAAATGCTTCTTTTTTAAAATTTTCCATATTTGAATTAGAATGACAATATTCATCAATAAGATGTTTTACACCAATAAAAGTAGATTTTCTATCTTTTTTATTTTTCTTAAAAAATTCATAATCTAAATATTGTATAACTTCAACATTTCTTATCTTCTTTAATTCTCCTAATGCTAAAGAATGCGCAGTTCTACTTTCTACTTTTAATCCTAATTTTTTAAACTTTTCTTTACCTTCATTTAAAATGATAGTATTAAAACAAGTATATAATATTTTAGCATCAGGATTTTCATCTAATATTTTTTCTATAAGTTTTATTGTTGTACTTGTTTTACCTGTACCAGATAATGCGTTTATAATAACATATTTTTGTTCATTATCTAATGTATCTAATATATTTTCTTGTTCTTCTGTAAGTCTTATCGACATTATTTGCTCCTAAATTTTGCTTTCGCATCTTTCACATTTTTTATATTTATAACTACATTTCTTACATATGGATGGAGGATTATTATTGCCAGCCCAATATTCTTTTCCACATATTTTACAAGACCATTGTGTTAAAGAAGCACCAGCAAAAATAGTTCTCTTTTTACAAGAATCACACTTCATCTTGTTTTAATACCAAAAAATTATTTATTTCATCATCTGATAAATATTTAAATTTCCAATTATTATGAGTTTTTTGATGATTATTTAAACAACTATTTACCCTATTACTATCTAATTCATATTCTCTTGCAAATTTTCTTTGATTTATTTCAATATATTCTATACCTTCTGGAGAAATAGCTTTAAATAATTTTTGGTTTTTAAATTTTGCTTTATCCCAATTTATTTCTCTTCTATTGCTTGCCTGTTCTTCACAAGTAGACCATTTACAATTATCTTTTGAATATCCTAAATTATTATTTTCTCTATCAATACTTGTATCTTTTTCTCCAAAATCTTTTACATATTCTAAATAACTATCATACATATCTTCTTTAAATTTATCAAAATTTAGCCATCTATCACAAATATTTATACCACGTTCTCCATAATTTTTATAATATGTATGATTTTTATTTAAACATCTAGTTTTAATATTTTGCCATATTCTATAAAATCTAGTTTTTGTTATATTGTGAGTTGATACTTTTTCTTTATGTAAACATCCACATGATTTTGTACTTCCAGATATTAAACAATATTTTCTTGTATTTATAATATTACCACAATCACACTTACATTCATAATATTGAATGCTATTTTTATTTCTATAAGATTTAGATAAAACTTCTAATCTTTCAAATTTTTGTCCTATTATATTACTCATGTTCTTTCTCTTCTTCAGACTCTTCTAATGTACTTATTTGGTCTTCTATAAATATTTTTATTTCATCATTATCATAATAATTTAATTCATTTGATTTAAATAGAATATCTATAACCGCTTGTTTTGATTCATCTGATTTAAAATTCATTGTTACATTATCTATTATATCATCTATCCCATTAGATTGCAACCATTGTTTTTCAATATATTTAAAAATATTATAATACATTGGTTCAAAATGCTTATATATATCTAATTCTTCAAATATTTTTAATATATCGTAAGGATTATGTTCTGAAAATAATAAAGAAATAAGATATTTTTGAGCAGATATATTTCTTTTTTCTATTTTTTTAATTTTATCAGAATTTTTCTGTTTATTATCATATTTTTCTTTATTTTTTAAAATATTATGTATATCAATTTCTGGTATTTCTAACTTATTAGCTACCATAGAGATATATTGATTTCTATCAATAATAGAACTTATACTAAGTAATCTATCTTTTAAGATATAAACATATTTTTTCTTTTCTTCAATTGTCTTATAATTAACATCTTTTAATACTTTCTCTATAAAATATTCATTATAATTTTTAGATGCTAATGCAATTTTAAGAAATTCAGACTTATCATTATTTAATAAATACTCATCCAAATCCATTTTTTTCTTACCTATAGGCTTAGGTAATTCTATAATTCTAACCCTTGCATATGGATTAATTTTATTTATTTGAATATATGTTGCTTCTAATTGTTCATTCCCTGCTTCATCATTATCAAAACAAATAAAATATGTTTTAACATATTTATTTAAAAATTTTACTTGTTCTTCTGATAAAGCAAGTCCAGATGCAGCAACACAATTTTTGATACCTTCTTGATGACATCTTATACAATCAAATTGACCTTCAACTAAAATAACAGCAGCTCTTTCCATTATTTCTTTTAAAGCTAAGTGTATGCCATATAAAGCCCTATTTTTATCAAATATAGGTGATGTTTTAGATGTTAAATATTTTATATTATCTTCATTAATAGCTCTTGAATTAAATCCAGATATATTAAATTTTTCATCCAAATAAGGGAACATAATTCTATTATTTCTAAAATGGTCATTATTTTTTTCTGTAATTAATTTTAATTCTTCAAGAATACTTTTATATTTAAATAATACGATATGTAAGTCGTCATTAAGGGTTGTTCCTATCTTAAATGATTTAATCATATCTAAAGATATTTTTCTCTCCTCTATGAGATATTTTAACGCAGAAGTATTATATCTTAAATTATTTCTGTAAATATCTAAAACATGTTTATTAAATTTATATAATAAATTCTTTTTAGCATATTCTTGTTTTAATTCTTTATTTATTTTTATTTCAACATTATAATCTTTTGCAAGTTGTATTACTGCATCAAAGAATGAAAGATTTTCTATTCTTTGATAAAAAGATATTACATCTCCGCTTGTTCCACAATTTCCAACAATAAAATATTTTGATAAAAATGAATGAGAATAGTGAGATACAGTTATATCATAAACATCATTATTACATTTATCTATTTTATTAATATCGGTTATTTGTAAAAATAAATATTTTATTTCATTAATATAATAAAAAAATGATTTTACTGATTCTCTATTTTTAATATAAATAAGATATGATGTTTGTTTATTCTCATTAGTATAAGAATAAATACTAGGTATCTTATTTAAACTTATACTTAAGTCAAAAAATAAATCTTTTAATATTGGGCTAATAGTAGTATATTTATTATTAGAATAACATCCATCTCCATCAAACATTCCTTTAAATAAAGATGCTCTTAGATTTAAAGATAAATAATTAAAATAATATGGATATTTTTTATTTATTGAGCCATTGCCGAATAAATTAGAGAAAATTAATTCTAAATCTGTTTTAGAGCATCCAATTTCTAAAGAATTAGGCTTATTGTCATATTTATATATTGATGCTTCTAAATTTAAATATTTTTTTAATATATCTTTAATTCTAAGAGCATAGTCAATCTCTTTTATATGTAAAGACCATTTAACACCACCTCTATATACGCTTCCTTCTGCAATATATAACCCAAATAACCACATAATATCTTCATTTAATGGTATTTCTTTTATATCTTTTGTTTTTAAATTTTTAAAAGAAATACCATCTTTTTTTAATTCTTCTCTTGTAGATGGGTATATAAAATAGTCTTCATATTTAATATTTTCAGCAAATCCTTGTTCAATATTTAATTTATATTTATCATCTCTTTTTTTCATTCTTTTATAAAACTTTAAATTGTCTCTATCATTTTCATTTCTTAAAAAAGGTAAAGAATTTACGGCTTGTTCTTTTGAAATATAAAACATGTTATGATTGGCTGTATAATAAGAATATTCATAAGAATTAGCTGTTTTAATTTTTATAATATTATATTCAGATTTATGATTTTTTTTATTTATTATTTTTGTTAAATTTCCATCTAAAGTATAGATGTTTTCTCCAATAACAATATCTTTTATTTTTTTAATTCCATTTTCCGTTCTTACTTCTTGATATTCTGGCAAACATCCAAAGCATTTAAATATACCATTTTTTTCTGGTAAAATAGAAAAACTTGGTGTCGAATCTGTATGTTTTCCAAATGGACATCTTGCAAAATAAGATGAACCTATTCTTTTTAATTTTAAATATCTTTCATAAAATGGAATTATATCTATAGCTTTTTTTAATTTTAGAACATCTTCTTTACTTATCATTTTTATCTTCCATTTATTTACATCTATTTCTAACATCTATTATTTTATTAATTGTATTATGATATACTCTTGCTATATCCATTATTTCTATAACTAATTCACTCACACTACAAGTAATATGATACTCTTCAACAACACTTGCATATAATAATGAATCTACCATTGAAGTTTCAAAATAACTATCTTTTCTAATTATTTCTTCCAAGTCTTGAAAATTTATAAAATTATAATTATATATATCTTCTAAATCTTGTAAAACATAGATAGAATCATCCAATGTTAATTGTAAATCACTCATAGACATAAAAGAAACATTCGCATCTAAAATATAATTATTTTTTTTATATTCGTAAAAGAAATCATATTTACAAAGATTTTCAACAAGATAAAGATTATCTTTATTAATATATAATAATTTTTTATATATTTCTTCATTATGCTGATTAAATTTATTTATTTCTTTATCCGTCATAATTAACGACCATACATTTTATTATAACATTTAACACAAACAGACATATATTGAACATCTCCTTCTTCTAATTCTAAAACATTCTCACATTCTAATTTAATATCTGCTAACAAATCATCAACTTTTTTAATGGTACGTCTACCATTATTATTTCCACAATTATCACATAAAGATAATGGTTTTTCTACTTCATCTGCGTATGCTAAAATTTTATTAACTAATGGGAAAGATTGTCCTCTATAATCTAAATCTAATCCTGCTAAAACAACATCAATATCCTTAGATACACAATAATCTAAAAGATTTAAAAAATCATCATCTAAAGAAGAATCCATATTATTTATAAAACTTATCTCGTCAATAACAATTAAATCTGAATTTCCTATATGACTAAAAATAGATATTGGGTCAATAACTGGAATTGCCTTATGTTTTAATCCAGACCTACTAACGATATAATTATCCTCTTTACTAGCACAGATAGGATAAAAAACTTTTACACTCTTTCCTTCTGCAATTTTTTCGTTTATAATACGAATTATTGCTTTTGATTTTCCTGACCTCATTGAACCAACTATTACTTTAATCATTTTCTCACCTTTTTAACTGTTATAGGAATATAATACCATAATTTTATATAATTTACAAGATGTTATTTTTTTTTAATTATTGGGTTGACATATTTTAAAATATGATATAAAATAAAATACTCATTAATTTAAAATATAGATTTATTTAAAAAGTTCTATTATTTTATATAAGTTCTATTTATTTAAATAAATACAAGTAATAAATATCTACAAGAAATAAAATATTTACAAGGTTCTAAATATTTATATTAAAAATATAGAACTTTTTAAATAAATACAAAATATACCTTTACTTGATTTAAATTATATTATATAATAAAATTACAAGTATAAATACATTTAGTTGCTGACGAATAAAATAAAAAAATATATTGACTTTTTTTAATAAGATGTTATAATAATATTACCGATTAAAATCGGATGTTTAAAAAATAAGTATGGAGAAGAAAATGTCAGAAAAAAGAGATGAAGTAACATTAAAAAATGTTAGAGTTGTAAATTACAATGCAACAGGACCACTTAGAGATGTTAGATTCGGAAGGAAAGCCTCTTTTAGAGTTGAATTTGATTCAGAACAAGAAAGTATGTTGACTAATAAGTTTGATACTATTTCTGAATATGTTGTAGCTTCTTTTGCAAAAGGCGAAAACAGAAGAAAAGTTGTTGTTCCAAGTCCTTTAAAATATCCAGAAGATAAAACTGGAAATTCAAAAGGATATGCTGAACTTGAATTTATGTTTAAAAATCTTTCAGAAAAGAAAACAGTAAGTGCTTTAGAAGAAATTGCTAAAAAATATGAAGAAGCAGGAGATTCTAAAAAAGCAGAAGAAATTACAGACCTTTTAGTTCAAAAAAATGGTCATAGTAAAGCTTTAATGCAAGAAATTAAACATCTTAAAGATTTAGGATTAGAAGATGATGCAAATGAGTTAATTGAAAATTGTTTAACTCCAAATCAATTTTATTTTGATGATAGAAAATTTGTATTACCTCCAATTGTTGAACAAAAAGATGGTCAATATGTTTCAACATTTACATCTTCAAAAGACGGCTTAGAAAAACCCCTATATGCTTCGTTTAATGATTTAGTAAATATAAGTTTTAAAATTATTCCAACTCAAGGAGTAAATAATAAAAACACAGTTTATCTTAAACTTAAACTTTTGGGAGTTGAAATTGTAGATAGAAATAAGAAATTTACATCAACTTCTAATTATACTCCGCCTAAAACAATTGATATTTCTGGTTTGGATATAGAAGATGATGGAGATGGATTAGATTTTTCTAAATTCAAAGGTAATGTTCAAGAATTACCTAAATCTAAAAAAACAGAAATTAATACAGATGTTGAAGTAGAGAAAAAAGAAGAAGTTAAAGAAGAAATAGCTTCTGATAAAAAATCTAAAAAAACATCAACTGCTAAAACTAAAAAAGAAGAAGCAGTAGTAGATGAAACAGTATTCTCTGATATTGATGCTATGTTGGCAGAAAGCGAAGAAGAGTTTACAGAATAATAAATATTAGTTTTCTTAGTTTCATAGCTTTAAAACTAAGTGCTGGTAGGTAAGCTACCAACTTTTTAAGTTAAGGAGATAATATAAATAATGTCGAAAAAAGAAAAAGATAAAGAAGTTGTAGAAACAACAACAGTAGTTGAAGAAAAAGTAGTAGTAAATCCTAATGAAAAAACAATTAAATCAATTGTTTTTGATTTAACATCTAATGGTAATCCAGTAGTTAGAATTGTAACAGAAGATATGTTGGATGGATTAACGCCAATAGAAGTTTATGGAGAAGATAAATTTAAATTCCTATTTTTTACAAAAACAGTAGGAGATACAGTCATCTTATTTAAACAAGGAGATTGGTATAAATTAGAAATGGCTGCTGAATCAAAACCAAGTCAATCTAAAATATTATCTAATATATTTAATACAATGAAATATATAAAAGATGATAGTAGGATTGAAGTATCTCCAGAAGAAGCTCAAAGTCAATTAAATGAATATCTAAAAACAGATGTATTCTTTACAGGTTTAGCAATGAGATTCTTTTTAGAAGATAATTCTGATTTCTCTAAATTAATAAAAGAGCAAATGGAAGTTGTTAAATCAAAACAAACACTTGACCCATTTTCAGTAATAGCTTTAAAAGCGAAAGAATTTATTAAAATATTTAACAAAAAATATTTTGTTAATATTTAAATGAGGTTAAAATGAAAATAAGTAAAACTGATTATTTAATAATAATAATAGCCTTAATTATAGGTTTGATTATATTTCTACCAAAAAATAAAGAAGAACATATAAACACTCCTTCATCAACAGAAAGAATTGTTTATGTAACACAAGGTTCAAGTTCTACTCAACTTGAAGATGTATCTACAAAAAATGAAGAAGGTGGTTCATATTGGTATTCTGCTTTTATTGAAGACGATAATCATGAACTTGTATTTTTAACAACATCAGAGTTAAAAGGATTATGTAATAATTTTAATGAAGATGGAACAATCACAGGTGCAACAGGATTTCTTAAGCAAAATAAAAGTCATTGCGATATGGCAACGGTTGAAGAATTTAAACAAGTTGTTTGTAATAATAAATAAATTAGAAAGAGGTAAAATTATGTTTAAAAAAAGAAAAGGCGAAGGAGAAGTAGTAGGTATAATAGCAGTAATAGCGATAGTTGTTGCAGCTATAACATTAAACCCTGTTTATTTTGTACAATCTGGAGAAAAAGCTGTAGTTAAAAGCCTTGGTGTTGTAAAACAAGAAGTTATTAATGAAGGTATGCACTTTAGAACACCATTTATTGATTCTGTTATTAATGTAGATGTTAAGCCATGGACTATCAATGAAGAAGCATTAGCATATACAAAAGATAATCAGCCTATTGATGTAAAATTTAATGTTATAGCTACATATCCTTTAGATGATATTGCTAATACTGTAATAACATATAATTCACAACCATATGCTAATTTTGCTCAATCTAAAATAATGGACACTTTTAAGGCTGTAGCTGGAAAATATACAGCAAGCGAATTTGTTACTAATAGAGAAAAAATTAGAAAAGAAGTAGTGGAAGCTGCAAAATTAGCGGTAGTTAATGACCAAACAAAAAAACCTGCTATTAAAGTAATTGATATTCCTATTACAAATGTAGATTTTGATGACCAATATGAAACAGCTATAAAAGAAAAACAAGTTGCTCAACAAAATGCTCAAAAAGCAGAATATGTTTTACAACAAGCTAGAGTAGATGCGCAATCTTCTATTGCAAAAGCAGAAGGAGAAGCAAGAGCATTAACAATAAAAGCGCAAGCTATTGCTAAGTCACCATCAGTTTTAAGACTTAATGAAATAGATAAATGGGATGGACATTATCCATTAGGAGCAAAAGTTATTGGTGGCGGTGCTACAATAGTTGATGCAAAAGAATAGTTAAATAGATAAATATTGGGCGGTATGGCTTTTGCTCCTTAGAGTCATACTGTCCTGATATTTATTATAGTAAGGAGATATTAAGTGGCAAGAAGAGAAGATTTTATTTTAAATCAATCAACAGATGTAGTAGAAGCTATAGCAATAGGTTCTATATTATATAAGCCAGATGTAATTGTAAATATTGCAGATATACTAAAACCACATATGTTTGAATCAAAACTAACTGGAAATATATATCACGCAATGTTAGAATTATTTCAAAATAAAGTAAAATTTAGTGAAGATATAATTTTAGCACATTTATTAGAAAATAAACTATGGGATGCCTTTACTCCTCAAGAACATATATATAGTTATAAAAAGTTAGCAAAGTCCTCAATTGATGCTAAATTCTATGCGGAAGAGGTTAAAAAAAGGTTTATTAAAAGGTCTGTTATTACATCTTGTCAAGAAATAATAGACCAAAAAGATTCTTTAACATCAGAAAAATTATTAGATGAATTTAATAATACTGTATTAAAAATAAATAATTTAGAAGTTGAATAATTATAAAGTTATGAATGATCATTTCATCAATAAAAATGATAAATATATTAAATATTTCATTGATAAACTTACATATGAAGTTGAAAAATTGCATGAAGTTATAGAAATAAATAAAGAAGATTTCTTTACTGATTTATTTAATAAATTTGATAAAACAAATCATGAAATAACTGGTTTAGAAACAGGATTTAGTAGAATTGATTTTGCATTAAACGGACTTCAAAAAGGTCAATTAATTAATTTAACTGGAGATTCTGGAGCAGGAAAATCTTTAATATCATTGCAATGGGCTTTAAATATATGCGAAAGATACCCTGATAAAAGTGTTTTATATCATTCTTTAGAGATGTCTACAGAAGAATTAAGACAAAGAGCGTTATCTATTTTATCTGGTATTGATTCAGAACATATAGAAAATCCAAGATTATATTTCTTAGAAAGAGATTTAATTCATAATGATAAAATAGATGAGAATGCTAAAAAAGAATATTGTGATAGATTAAATAAAGCCTTAATGCGTTTAAATAAAATGAATCTATTAATAGATGATACGGCAGGGGCAGATTTAATAGATGTTATTATTAAATCAAAAAGATGTCAAATGCAAAATAATAATTTAGCACTTGTTGTTATAGACCATACTGATATTTTAGAATATGCTGATGCAAAAGGAAATGATTTCTTAAGAATTAAAAATATCTATAAGGGTTTAAAAAAATTAGCTAAAGACTTAAATATATGTGTACTTGCCTTACACCAGTTTTCAAATTCTATACAAGATAATACTGATTATAGACCTAATATTTTCTCTCTTAAAGGAGCAAGCGATATAAGACAGAATTGTGATGTAGTCCTATTAATATATAGAGCTGCAATATATGACGATTTAATTTTAGAAAGAGCAGATTTTAAAGATATATTTGACATTACTTTTAGCAAAATAAGAGGCAGAAAAAAAAGAGAGCCTGTTGATTTATTATTTTTAGGGAATAGAGTTGATGAAAAATAATAAAATAAATGTAACTCATAATATGTCTTATACAAGATTTTATAAAATATGGCAAAGTATGAAGATAAGATGTTATAATAAAAAAGCTATAAATTATTGTGATTACGGAGCAAGAGGCATAAGTATTTGCAAAGAATGGCTTGAATCTTTTGAAAATTTTAGAGACGATATGTATAAAAGTTATTTAGAACATGTAGATAATTATGGAGAAAAAGATACAAGTATTGATAGAATAGATGTTAATAAAGATTATTATCCTAAAAATTGTAAATGGGCTACAAAAATTCAACAGTCAAATAATAGAAGAGTTTTACCAACGCAAAAGTTATTTAAAGCTGTAAGTTCAGAAAATATAGAATATATTGAAATAAATCAGAGAAAATTTGCAAGAGAACATGACTTAGATAGTACAAGTATAATTAGATGTTTACAAAATAAAATTAAACAACATAAAGGGTATAGATTTAATTATGTTGAAGAAAAATAAAATATTGTAATTTATTATATAATATGTTATAATATTTTTATGAATTAAATAAGGAGCAAGTAGATAATGGAATTAATTAATATTTCTGATTTAAGAGAAATACCAAAACCATTTGAATTATTAAGCGAAGAAGAATTGAAAGAAATATATTCATCTTATCTTTCTCAATCTGAAAGACCATATGAATTTAAGCAACAAAAAGATGAAATATTATCTGAATTTAATGATTTATTAGATGTTATAGCAGATACTATATTTGAAAAACTTCCTGATGGAAAAACTTCTTTAAGAGGATTTATAGCAGGAGGAGCAATAACAAGCGTATTTACAAAACAACCAATAAATGATTATGATATGTATTTTTATACAGAAGAAGATTTTAAACCTTTTCATGAAACAATGAAAAATTATGCTACGGTTATTAAAGAAACTGAAAGAGCAGTAACATATAATAGAAGTGGTGTAATTTTTCAAGCTATGAAAATATTTGGAACTCCAGAACAAATATTTGATTTCTTTGATTATTCTATTAATATGGCTGCTTTGCCTTTTGAAATTACAGAAGAAAATGATAATATTGGAAATTTTATTTTTCATCCTAATTTTTTATCAGATATTATGTCTAAATCTTTAGTATTTAATCCAAAAACAAAATTTCCAATTAATAGTTTATTAAGACTTAAAAATATTTATCAAGAGGATATGAAATAAATTCTTATGAGTTTTTAAAATTAGCATTAACTGTAAATAGATTGCCATTAAGAACTATAGGAGACCTTAAAAAACAATGTATTGGTTTATCTGCTGATTTATTAACAGAAATAAATAGTGTTTTAGCAGGAATGCCAGATGATAGAGGTATAAATAATCCAGTAGAATTTTTAGATTCTATTTATAGAGGCAGAGAACGCTTATTAAGCGCAGATACGAGTATTTAATAGAATAAGAGGTAATCATGGCAAAAGAAAGTTTATATACAGGCGACCATATCATAATACAAGTTAATACTAAAGAAGAAAATAGACATCTATTATCTAATATAAAACATACTGATAAATATTTAAGAGATGTAACTAAAGTAGCAAAAATGACTGCTATGGAAGCCCCAAGAGTTTTTAATCTTCCTTTTGCTAATGAAATTGATTCATATACAGATGAATTAGAAAATGCTGGATTAAAAGAACATCCTATAGTTAAAAAAATGAGAGATAGAATAGTTGCCAGAGAAAATGAAATAAGTGGTTGTACTGGAACTATTACTTGGTGTGAATCTCATTCGGCTATTCATTGTTGGGCTTTTGAAAATTTTATAACAATAGATTTATATTCTTGTAAAGATTTTCCTATAAAAGATGTTATAGAATTTACTAAAAAATATTGGGATGTAGAATCAATTGTTTATAGAATTATAGAAAGATATACTGATAAAAATATAGTAGGTGAAGATTTATATGAATAATATAATTGAAATATTAAATATTTTAAGAGAAACTTCTGGAAATGATGCTATTGAATTTTTAAAAACAAATAGCTATAATGATTTGCTTAAAGAAATATTATTTTATACATATAATCCTAATTTTCAATATGGAATAAAAGAAGCTAAATTTAATAAATGTTTAGAAGGGAAAGCATATTCTGTTCAGAAACAATATTTAATATGGGAAAATTTTAAAGAATTATTAGATAAATTAAGTTGTTTAAAAGCTGCAAAAAACGAAGATGTTATTAAAATATTTTTATTTATTAAATCTTTAAATAGCGAATCAGAACAAGAACTTTGCAAGGGCATTTTATTTAAAACACTTCATCTTGGTTGTGATATTTCTACTTTTAATAAAGTTTGGAATGATTTTAGTTTTGATTATCCTTATCTTGGAGCAACTGGATTAAGTGAAAAAAATATAAACAAAATTAAATATCCATGTCTTGCGCAAATGAAAGAAGATGGATTATTTTGTAATGCTATTATAGATTTAGTTCCTGCTAAAGTACAATATATATCAAGACAAGGTAAACCTTTAGCATTAGGAAATATATTAGATGAAGAATTAGTAAATTTTGCTATAACATTTGGCTATGATAAATTAGTATTTACTGGCGAGATAAGAATATTAGCAGAAGAAAAAGTATTTAGATATTTATTATCTAAAACAAAAGATGAAGATGAAATTAAAGCTTTAAGACATGAACAATCTTTAAATAAAGAATATTTGGCAAGAGAAATAGGTAATGGTCTATTAAGAGATGAAAAAAGACCAATATATTTAAATGAATATATTGTATATAAAATTTGGGATTTTATACCTTGGCATAATTTTATTAATAAAGAATTTAAATTACCTTGTGTAGATAGATTTAAATTATTGCTTGAAACATTAGAATATTATGATTTTGAACATATCAGTATTCCAGAGCATAGAATATGTAATAGTTATGAAGAAATAATGGAATATTTTAATGAAGTTATAAAAAGAAAAGAAGAAGGACTTGTAATTAAAAATTATGATTCTATTTGGAAAGATACAAAATCTTCTGCATTTAAAGTTAAAGCTAAAGAAGATTGTGATTTACAAATAATAGATTTTATTGAAGGTAAGGGTGCTTTAGAAAATGCCTGTGGAGCTGTATATTGCAAATCTTCTGACAATAAATTATTTGTAAATGTTAAACCAAGAACTCCAGATTTATGTAAATATATTTGGAATCATAAAGAAGAATTTTTAAATAAAATATTATGTGTAGAATATAATGAAAAAAAATTAGGACAAGATAAAGTAATATATACTTTAAATCATCCTGTATGGGTAGAAATAAGAGACGATAAAGATATTGCAGATATTTTAGAAAACATTAAATAAGGAGAATAATAATGTCTAAAAAACAAGTAATACTTCAAACATTAAAACAAAGAAAATTAAGCAATCATCAAGCATGTGTTCTTGTTAAATCTGCTCATGCAGATAGAATAATAAGTACTATAAGAGCAAATCCACCAGAAGGATATGTTTTACAACAAGAAAAAGTTACCAGAAAAATAGACGGAGAAAATGTAACTTATCTTGAATTTAAACTTATAGAAAATATTTGTTAGGATAAAATAAATGCAGACTCCAAAAAAATATGTTCGTAGTATAAGATATATTGTTGGAGATTATATAAAAAAATTTAATATTAAATGCGCTTATTGTGGCAAAATTTATGATAAAAAAAGAAAAGTATCTATAGACCATGTTGTTCCTAAAAGCAAAGGTGGAATTATAGAATTAAAAAATATAATATTTTGCTGCAATATATGCAATAATATAAAGAAAAGAAATTTAAGTTTAGAAGAATTTATTTTTATAAATTCAAAAACAACATATTTTATAAAAAAATATTTAAATAAAATTAAAAAAATAGAAGCAAATGGATTAAATTATTATGAAGAATTAAGATGGATTGAAAAATATTTATGAAGAAATATAATGAAAAAGAAAATAATCCTATTGAAGATATTAAAGAAGCTATGGAGAATATGATAAAAAATAGCGGTGTTAAATGTCCTCCTAAATATAGATTAGGTATTGATAATGGAGAACTTGGATATTGGGCTATTGTTGATGAAAATAATAAAGTAATTGATTCTTGTCAATTCCCAGAAAGTACAAATAAATATATTGATGAAATTAAAGAGCTTGAATCAGAAATAAGAAAAGTAAATAAGAATAAAGATATTCCAAGTTCAAAAATAAAATATGATGAATTATCAAAACAAATAACTGTATATAGAAAAAAAAGAGATAATTTTAATAAAAAAGATTCTGAATATAATAAGTATAATGATTTTATAAAAGAATTATCAGAATTAAGAAGATTGTTTAATATTAGAAAAGGATTAAGGTCAAAAAGAAGAGCTTTATCAATAAAAAAAGAATATAATACTCGTATATTATATAATTTTATTGCAAGATTTTGGATTTATATTGATTATGCTATAATTGAAGCACCTATAAGACAAAGTGCTATGGGCATTGATGCTGACACCCTTATTAAATCTGGAGAAATTTATGGCATAAATACCTGTATATTAAAATTATTTAATATTAATTATTATTCAGTAAGTCCTAAAATATGGCAGAATGAACTACTATATGATTTACCAGAAAAAGAAAAAGATGAAAATAATTCAAAATATTTATTAAGAAGAAGAAATGAATATAAAAAACAGTCAATTAAATTTTGTAATGATTTAACAGGATATGTAACAAATAATGATAATGAAGCAGAAGCAGTATTAATAGCAATGTGTCAAGAATATAAAAAAGTAGAAGATGAAGATATTTTATAAAGGAGAATAAAATGGATAAAATAAAAATAACAAAAGTTTACATAGATAATATGCAATGTATTGGATGCGGTGCTTGTCAATCTATTTGTGAAGCAGTATTTACGGTAGAAGATGTAGCAGAAGTAAACGAAACTAATATTCCTTATAATATGGGAGAAATTGAAGAAGCATTAGAATGTTGTCCAGTTGATGCTATTAATGTAGATTATGATAATGAGCCTATAGAACAAGATAAAGAAATAAAAGAAGAACTTGAAGAAGAGGGCAAAAAAGATGATGAAGAGAAACCTAATTTAGAAATATTAATGTGTCATTTTCCAAATGCGCTAGGATATGTTGCACAAGCCCCTAATTATGGTGCTAAAAAATATAAAGAGGGAGTAGAAGAAAAAAATTGGAGTAAGGTTAAAAATCCTATTCCAAGATATAGAAAAGCATTCCTTCGTCACACCTTTAGATGGCTATCTGGAGAATGGATAGATAAAGAGAGTGGAGTTCCACATATTTGTTCTATGATATGGAATTTACTTGTATTAATAGAATTTCATATATCAAAAGAAGAAAAAAAATATTATTAATAAAAAACCTGCCTCCATTTTTAACCCTGCTTCATCAGGGTTTTTATTTTAATTATATATTGACTTAATTTAAAAATATGTTATAATAAAATATATAATAAAGGAGAAAGATATGAAAACAATATCAATAAAAGAAACTATAATTGCAGAAATGAGCAATGCAAGAATAAGAGTAGATGTTGAAGAAGGTGAATATGTAGAAATGTATATATCATATCCTTCTGAAAAAATAGAACTATAAAAGAATTGACTAGAATAGAATTAGAAAATTTATTTATAACACTTGTTTCTGAAAATTTAAAAATATCTTGTGGCAATTATTTGACAAAGTAGGAGATTATTTATGGTTAAAAGAATCTGTTCCTTAGTTCTAATTTGTTTATTATGTAGTGGTAGTGCTTTTGCATTAACAAAAGAAGAAGAGCAAAAAGTAAAAGAAACAATGAATTATTATTGTAATGATAAAACAGATTTTTTTAATGATTATAATTGTGTACAAGCAATGCAATTAAAAACACAAAGCGATATTTATAAGCAGTTGATTATATTAAATAATAAGGTGAAAGTAAAAAAATGAGTGAACCAAGAAACGATAGAACAATTAATATTCAAATGCCAAACTTAGATAGTGGCGTATGGGCTGCATCTGATAATACTGATTGGAGACATCTTTCTATGTCTGACCTTGTTAGAGTGAGAGAAAGAGAATCTTATGTTAGCCCTTGGGTTGGACAAAATGTAACAGTTACTCCTACTCATATTAGAGGAAGAAGAGATGATGAGGCTACAAATTTAGAAGAAATTGCAGAAAATTTAAAAAAATAGAAGAATTACTGCATCAGAAAGAGATGCTTATATTCATTGCGTTAAAGGATATAAAAAATCAATTTTAGAAGATTATCATGGAAGATATGCTAGATTTATGAATATTGTAGAAGCAATACAAGATGGAGATTTTGTTCCAGATAATTTATTTTATAAAACTCTTAATAAATTAAAAAAAGCTAACATCTTATTAAGAGAGTTAAAAGGAGCAGGAGAAAGATGGTAGAAACATTTTTAATAAGTGATACTCATTTCTCTCATGCAAATATTATTAAACATTGTAATAGACCTTTTTATTCATACCAAGAACAAGATGAAACAATAGTTAAAAATTGGAATAGTGTTGTTAAAAAAAATGATACTATATATCATTTAGGAGATATTTCATTTAGAGATTATAATATTTTAAAAAGATTAAATGGGTTTATTATTGTTATAAAAGGTAATCACGATAGAATAAAAGAATTGGCATACGCCAAGAATGAAGGATTAATAGGTGGATTTTATGAAACTAAAGGATTTTTATACAACAATAATTTTATTTTCTTATCGCATTTCCCACATTTGCGTTGGGATAGATGCTTTCATGGTAGCTACCACTTTTTCGGTCATGAACATGGTACATTAAAACAAGTATTTGGTAGAAGCATGGATGTTTCTGTAGATTGTATTAATTTCACACCAATTCATATTGATGACTGCATATTAAAGTTAGAAAATAGGACTAACACACAATTTTATGAGGTGTAATATGAAACAAATAAATGAATCAAATTTAGAATGTGAACCTAAAATTGTAAATGTTTACAAAGAATATGATGATTTTGGCAATTATTCTGAAACATATGATATAAGTTGTGAATCTTGCGATAGTAAAGATTGTGAATATTATCACTTATTTAATGGAGAAAATAATAATGCACAGCCCATTTTTAGTTAAAGACTTAATAAAAATATTACAGCAAAAAGGTCAAGATAAAGAAGTTTTAATAGAACTTGGCTTTAATGCTTATGATATTTTAACAATAGAAGAAACAAAAGATGAAATAATATTATATCCTAAATTTGTTCATTTAAGAGATGAACCAGATGAAGATAAAGCATTATAATGAGAATTTTAAATTTAACTGGATTTAAAAATAATAATTTAACCGCTTTAGAAATAGTTGGTAAGACAAAACAAGGAAGAATGCTATGGAAATGCTTGTGTGATTGTGGCAAAGAAACTATAGTATCATCTTCTTGTATAAAAAGAGGAACAATTAAATCTTGCGGATGTATTATAAATAAGAATAAAATAACACATAATATGTCTAAAACAAGATTTTATAATACATATTCTCATATTATTCAAAGATGTAATAATATAAATAATAAAGATTATAAGAATTATGGAGAACGTGGAATAAAAGTTTGCGATAGATGGCTTGAATCTTTTGAAAATTTTAGAGACGATATGTATGAAAAATATTTAGAACATTGTAAAGATTTTGGCGAAAAAGATACAAGTATAGATAGAATAGATGTTGATGGGAATTATGAATTAAATAATTGTAGGTGGGCTACAACAGAAGAGCAAAACTATAATCAAAGAAGGCATAAATATGATTAATGAAATAAAATATTTTATACAAAAAATAAAAGATTATATTGAAGTAGAACTTTATTTTGCTAATAGAACTTGGATAAATTATACTCAAACTTGGTTATTATTATTTACATTTGTAATGACATTTATATGTTGGATATTATTTTCATGTTATTGGTATGAGATTTTTATATAATGGGAAGAACTACTCGTATTAAAACATAGTATTGACTTAGCTAAAAAGTATGATAAAATAGTAGATGTAATATATTATTAAAGGTTTATTAAAATGATTACATATATTAAAGGTGATTTATTACAAACAGATGTAAATATTATAGTCCATGGGTGTAATGCTCAAGGAGTAATGGGTTCTGGAGTCGCATTAACTATTAAAAATAAATACCCATTAGCTTATAAATATTATAGAGAACAATATGAATGTGGACTTTTATATTTAGGTAATGTTATTCCAGTAAGAACAAGAGAAAATAATAAAAATATACATATATTAAATGCAATAACCCAACAATATTATGGGAAAGATGGCAAACAATATGTAAGTTATCCAGCTCTTAGAAGTTGTTTTAAATATATTCCTAAATATTGTAAAAAATATAAAGATTGGTATAATGAACCAAATAATATAAGTCAAATCGCTATGCCAAAAATAGGTGCTGGTTTAGGCGGTGGAGATTGGAATATTATAGAAAGAATTATAGAAGAAGAATTAAAAGATTTTGAAGTATTAGTATATGAGTTATAATAAAATGAAAATACCAGATAATATAAAAAATATAATGAGAATATTAAAAGCTAATAATTATGAAGTATTTATTGTTGGCGGTGCTTGTCGTGATTATATGATGGGTAAACAGCCTGTAGATTTTGATTTAGTTACATCTGCTACTCCAGATAATATTATTACATTATTCCCACAAGCAAAAATAGCAGGAAATAGTTTTTTAGTTTCATTAATTGATGGAATTGAAGTTGCAACATATAGACAAGATAATGCAGAAAATGCAATTCCAGTAGAAACATTAGAAGAAGATATTTTACGCAGAGATTTTACCATAAATGGTATGGGTTATGGAATTGTATGTAAAAAAATATTAGATTATGTTGGCGGTATTGATGATATTAATAATAGAATACTTAGATTTATAGGCAATCCATGGCAAAGAATAGAAGAAGACCCGATAAGAATACTTAGAGGTGTTAGATTTGCATCTAAATATAATCTAACTATCGAAAAAGAAACTTACTTTGCTATGATTGAGTGTAGGAATAAATTAAAAGATGTTCCTAAAGAAAGATTACAGTTAGAAATTATTAAAGCCTTTAAAACAGATAATACGCATAGATTCTTAACAATGTTAGATGAAATGGAAATGTTTGAAATATTATTTCCAAGTATATTTAAATTAAAAGGAATAGATGGTGGCGGTTATCATAATGAAACTGTATTTACTCATTCTTTAGGTGCTGTTAAAGCTGTTGAAGATAAAAATTGGCAGTTGAAATTAGCCTGTCTTTATCATGATGCTGGAAAACATTCGCCTATTATTAATGATAAAGGATTTAATACTTTCTGTGGACATAATACTTTAGGCTTAGATAATATTGTTGATGATTTAAAAAATCATTTAAAATTTCCTAACGATATTGTTGATTATGTTAAATATTTAAGTTTATTTCATATGAATCATGTTATTGGTAAAAAAAGCATGAGAAGAACATTGGCTCAATTATCTGATAAAAATATACCTTTAAAAGATTTTATTTATTTAAGATATGCTGATAAAAAAGGTAATGTTTTATATAATAGTGAGTTTTTTGTCGAATGGTGTTTATATAGAAGATTTATGGAAGTTATAAATGAAAAACCTCCATTGAGTCCGAAAATGCTTGAAATTGATGGAACTGATGTTATGAAAATATTAAATATCCCTCCATCAAAACAAGTGGGTGATATTTTAAACATTTTATTTGATATGGTAATAAATGAAGAAATAGAAAATAAAAGAGAAATATTATTAGATAAAATAAAAGAGGCGAAATATGATTAATGATTTAAAAATACTACAATTATATTTTGATAAAATAATAGAATACGAAAATTATATGGATGATATTCGTAATAGTTATGAATCTCAAAATTCTTCTGTTTATAATAATGCGGTTGCAGGTTCAAATAAAATAGATAAAATGATAAAAGAACTTAATAAATAACATCTTGTAATTTTATTAAAAATATGATATTCTATATGTAATGTATAGAATATTTTTATAAGGAAAATAATTTTGAATAATTTAGAAATGATACCGTTTCATACGCATAATGTCTATAGTTTATTAGATGGAATATTACAAACAGACCAATATATACAATGGGCTATAGATAATAATATTAAATCTATAGGTTTAGCTAATCATGGCGAATTGTCTGGATGTTTAGAATTATATAAAAAATGTAATAAAGCAGATATTAAACCAATTCTTGCTTGTGAATTTTATTTAACAGCTAATGAAGAAGAAAATATAAATGATAATATGCACATTGTAGTTATTGCATATAATAATGATGGATGGAATAATTTAATTAAACTACATAATTATTCTTGGAAAAACTTTTACAGAAAACCAAGAATAACTTTTTCTAAATTAAAAGAATTTAATGAAGGTTTAATAGTTACAACTGCTTGTATGGGCGGTATTTTTGCTAAACCATATTTTGATAATGTAGATATAGAGCCTATAATTGAACAATATATTGATATTTTTGAAGGAAGATTTTATTTAGAACTCCAAGAACATGGAATAAAAGGTCAAAGAGAATATAATGAGTTTTTAATAGAATTGGCTAAGAAGTACAACTTACCTTTAATAATACAGAATGATGCTCATTACGCTTCAAAAGATGATGCTTTTGCCCATGAAGTTTTATTATGTAAAAATACTGGTTCTAAAATGTCTTCTGAAAAAAGATTTAAATTTGATACGAATGAATTTTATCTTAAAAATAAATCAGAATTAAAAGAAATATTTGATTATTTGCCAGATGATATTTTTGAAGAATGTATTTTAAATACTAATATTATTGCTGATTCTTGTAATGTTATCTTAAAACAAGATGGATATAATTATCCTGTATTTTCAGAAGATAAAAAAGAAAGTTTTAGAAAACTTGTAGAATTAACAAAACAAGGATATGTTGAAAGATTTAAAGATAGAGTTGTTGACACTAAAATATATATAGATAGATTAAAATATGAATTAGAAACTATTAATCAAATAGGATTTGTTGATTATTTTATTTTATTATATGATATGTATCAATTTTGCGAAAAAGAAGATATATATACTGGATTTGGTAGGGGTTCTGCTACTGCCAGTTTAGTCTTATATTGTTTAAATGTTACTCATATTGACCCTATAGAATATAACTTATATTTTGAAAGATTTATTAATATACATAGAATATCTGCTCCAGATGTGGACTGTGATATAGATGATAATGATAGATATAAAGTTATTGATTATTTAACTAAAAAATATGGCGATGATTATGTTGCTTATATTTCTACTTATGGAACATTTACATCAAAAGCAAGTTTTAAAGCTGTTGCATCTATCTTAGAAATGCCATTTCAGGATGCTAATAAAATAACTAATTATATAAATACGAAACAAACATTAGCACAAAATCTACAAGAAAATAATATATTACAGGAATTATATAATAATAATGAATTATTTAAAAAGATTTATGATGTTGCAGGAAAATTAGAAAATATAAAAGATAAAAGAGGATTACATGCTTGTGGGCAAATAATAAGTAATCAACCTTTAGATAATATTTGCCCTGCTGTAGTTGTTAAAGATACAAAAGGCAATAAGGTAAAAGCATCTGCATTTTCTATGAAAGAAGTAGATGGAGATTTAAAATTACTTAAATTAGATGTTTTAGGTTTAAGTAATTTATCAATAGTTAGAGAATGTATTGAAACAATAAAAAAACAGCATGATATTTTTATAGATTTTAAAAAGTTAGATTTTAAAGATAAAAAAACTTATGATATGTTGTGTGATGGTGATTCTTTTGGAGTATTCCAATTTGAATCAAAGTTAATGAAAAGCTTATTAAGAAAAATAAGACCAAGAACACTTGAAGAACTCTCTGTTGTTAATGCTGCTGCAAGACCTGGAGCATTGGATTCTAAACTTACAGAGGCTTATATTAGAAGAAGAAACGGAGAAGAAGAAATATCTTATCTTTGTCCTACTTTAGAAAATTATATGAAAGATACTTTAGGACTTATGATTTATCAAGAAAATGTAATGCAAGTAGTTAGAGAATTGGCTGACTTTTCAATGGCAGAAGCAGATTCTATGCGTTATGTAATTGGTAAAAAAGTTATAAAAGATATGCCTTTACAGAAGCAAAAATTTATAGATGGTTGTGTTAATAATGGGTATGAACAAGTATTTGCGGAAAGAGTATTTTCAGATATTGAAAAATTTGCTAATTATGGGTTTGCCTTACCTCACTCTATAGCTTACTCTGCTTTATCTTATGTAACAGCATATTTAAAATGCAATTATAGAGTAGAATATATGACATCTTATTTAAATGCAATAAGTAATAATGCAGATAAATTAAGTAGTTGTATCGCTAATTGTTTTCAAACAGGCATTAAAATATTGCCTCCAGATATTAATATTTCTACAGATAAATTTGAAATAGATGAAAATAACAATATAAGATTTTCTTTTAGTTCTTTAAAAGGATTAGGAGAAGCAGTTATTAAACCTTTAATGCAAGAAAGAAATAAGAATGGTAATTTTAAATCAATTGAAGATTTAATAAAAAGAGTTCCTAAATTAGATAAATCCGCTATTGAATGTTTATGTAGAGTTGGTGCTTTAAATTCTATAATAGAAAAACCTTATAATGCAAAATTCTATTATAATTTAACTGAATATATTTCTGATGCTAAAAAGAATACAGAACAAAATATAATGTATTCTGTGATGGAAATAATAGCTAAAAAGAAGCATAAAAATAGTGATGAGTATAAACAGCTCATGGAAAATAAAAAATCAATTAAAGGGGCTTCAAAACAAGCTAAGAAAGATAAGCAATTAATTGATATAGATATAGATAAATTATATAATAATATTTATGAAAATATTGAAGAAGATTTATTATGTGATGATTTTACAAAAGCAGAATATTCGGCAAGTGAAGAAGAATTGATGGGTTATTCTATATCATTTCATCCCCTAATTTTATTTGCCAAATACGATAAATATTTTGATTATACTTCAATGCCAGATTTATTAGACGAAGAATCTAATTATGAATATTTATGTTTAGATGATAATGGCTATGCCGTAGAATTTAGTACAATAGCGTTAATAGAAAATATAAAAGAAATTACTACTAGAAATAATAATAAAATGGGTTTTGTTGAAGTACAATATTTAGGAAGTAAAGTATCATTTAGTTGTCCTCCTTGGATTTGGGAAAAATTAAATAAAGAATTATATAATAAAGGTGATTTAGTTTTAATAAAAGGAACTATGGAAGAAAACGATAATAAGTCTTTTTCTGATTATAGATTTGGATTAAAAAATATAAGTAAATTAACTTTTATTAATAATGATGATAATATGGCTATAATAGATATTAATGATAAAACAAATCAAGATATGGCTAAAATAAGAAATATTATAAAGGATTTATCAAGACTTAATATTTCAGATAATAAGGAAATAAAATATATTACTATTTTTAAAAAAGACAATAGATTAAAAATATTAAAATCTATATATTGGCTTTCTGATAAGAAAGAATTAATGTCAGAATTATATCATAATAACTTAATATAGGATAATTAAATAAATGATAAATAGATTAAACTTTATAAAAAATACTAAAAAAATAAATGGGGTACAATATGCAGAATATTTGTGTATTTGTGGTAATAGAAAAGAAATATCAATATATAATGTTAAAATAGGAGGAACGATGTCTTGTGGATGTCTAAAAAAAGAAAATTTTAATAATAATAAACATGGATTATATTATACAAGATTTTATAATATATGGAATGGTATGAAAAATAGATGTTTAAATATAAATAATAGTCGCTATAAAGATTATGGAGCAAGAGGTATAAATATTTGTGATAGATGGTTAGATTTTATAAATTTTAAAGAAGATATGTATGAAGAATATTTAGAACATTGTAAAGAATTTGGAGAATCAAATACTTCTATAGATAGAGAAAATAATAATTTAGGATATAATAAAGATAATTGTAGATGGGCTACTCTTAGTCAACAAAATATAAATAGAATTTTGCCATCTCAAAAACAATTTAAGGCTATATCACCAGAAGGAATAGAATATATAGAAAATAATTATACTAAATTTGCTAGAGAGAATGATTTACATGCTTCAAGTATTTGGAAATGTTTAAAAAATATTCATAAGCAGTATAAAGGTTGGATTTTTAAATATTTATAAAAATATAACATCTTGCAATTATTTAATTATTATGATATACTATAAGTATAATAAGAAATAAAGTTGGAGAATTAATTATGCAGAATGTAGAAGATTTTAAAAATCTATTAATTAAATTAATAGATAAAGGTAAACCTAATATGGGTAAAAATCAAGTAGTTGAAAAAATAGAAACTGCTTATAACACTTTCAAAATTATGAAAGGATTATAATATGATAAATAATCCATATGATAATTATATCCCTAAAGGGTGGCAATGTCCTGTATGTGGAAGAGTAAATGCTCCAAATACGCCATTTTGTTATTGTAATAGCAATAAAAAACAACCTGTTGTAATGCAATTTGACCCTAAAAATATTAAAGAAGCAGAAGATTTTTTTAAAGAATATTTTAAACCTTTAATGGAAAATTATAATAGTGAAACTCAATCTTTTAAATTAAAAGATTTTAACAATATCCCTGACGGTAATTATGATATAACTCTTGTTAAAAAGGGAGAGTGTAATAATGGCTAAAGTTAATATATTTTGCATAGTTGGCGATGATACAAGGGATATGTGTTTTGTTGGAGGAGACATTGATTTAAAAATGCACATAAATTCTAAATATAAAATGGATTTTCGTTCAATGAGAGATATTTTTCTTTTCTGTGAAAGAAATAAAATAGAAATATTAAAATATCCATGTTTAATAGATGATAGAAAAATAACTTATAACAGGAGTTAAAGGTTTTATGACCATAAAAAGAACGATAAATGAAGATTTATGTCTATTGTATCAAAGTTCACAAGATGAAAAAAATAAAAATATTATATTAAAAAAATTATGGGATAAGAATATGCCATTTATTAATATAATATGTAAAAAAATACATAATAAAAATAAATATTTAATTAAAGAAGAAATATTACAAGAAGCATTTATCGTTTTTAAAACTTGTGTAGATAAATTTGATATAGAAAAAGGTTCGTTACTAACATATCTTAGACATAGATTATTTTTAAGATTATTAAAGATATTCTCAAAAGAAGATAATTTTTATGAAAAAAATATTTCTTTAACATATCAATCAGAATATTGTGATTATGATGGAACTTGTGAATTTAATGATGGCATGCATTATGATGATTCAGAAACAGGATTAGATAAAAATATATTAATAGAAAATTTATTTAAATTATCAGACGATATAATAGTTGCTAAAAGATTTAGGTTGCAACAATTCCAAAAAGATGTTATAATATTTAAGTTAGGTTTATTTGGCAATACTCCTACAACATTTAAAGAATTATCAATTAAATTAGATTTAAAACAAAGAAGTTTAGAAAATTTATATTATAAAGGTATAAAAAAATTAAAACATATAGCGGAGAGATATTTAAAATGAGTAAAACAAGAAGAGAACGTATATTGGCAGTAACAGATGACCTTGTAACTGATTTTTTATATTATGATAGAAAAGAATGCAGTTATTTACCTATGAATGAAATAGAAGAAGCTATATTAAATAATGAAATTACAATAGAAGAAATAATAGATAAGTTTTCAGAAGAATTAAGAAAAGGATTAAAATAATGACTATACTTGTAAATGTGAAAAAAACAAGAGAAGATGCAATTATTCCATCTTATGTTAATTATGGGGATGCTTGCATGGATTTAAGAATTATGTTGCCTTATGATAATTTTGAAGGATGCCAAATAAATAAAGTTTCAATAGCTCCACATGAAATTAAAATATTCGATACTTGTCTTATTTTTGAATTACCTCCTGACCATGAAATGAAGATATATCCAAGAAGTTCTACTGGAATTAAAGAAGGATTAAGACTTGCTAATGGAACAGGTATTTTGGATTCTAAATATAGAGAAACTTGTAAAATAGCATTACAAAATATGACAGATAAAATTGTGTTTGTAGAACATCAGCAAAGAGTAGCACAGTTTCAAATAAAACCAGTACCTACTATGGTTATGGTGGAAGTTAATAATGTTTCTGAAACTGAAAGGGGCGAAGGTCTTGGAAGTTCAGGTAAATTCTAATGAGAGATAAAAATAGAATCCCTGTTATTTTAGATAAACTTAAAGAAAAATGGGAAAAGAATCCTGATTTAAGATTTTGTCAATTATTACATAATACTATTTATCCAAGTACAATACCTATGTTTTATTTAGAAGATGATATATTGTTAGAGTTAATAGAAAAAGATAATATATAAGGAGAAAAATAATGAATGAAGAAAATATCGGTTCAAACTTTGATGAATTTCTTAAAGATGAAGGTATCTTTGAAGAAGTAGAACAAGGTACTAAAGAGTTGATACAAAAATATGAAAATATGAATC